GACAGTGATTGGTTTCAACATTCAGATAAAATAATATTTGAGGGGTTTACTAATACACCTGATGAAGTTGTTACTAGTAGGACTCGTGCATTAACTTTTGAAGTAGAGAAGTTTCCTACATCACATAAACCTATTGATGATTTTGGGTGGACTAACAGTGGTGGCTATCGTGATGAATGTAATCTAACACTAGACGCTACTAATCCCAAGTGGGCAACGATACTTGCTGAGTACAAAGTGTATAAGCAAAAATTGTATGACATAAAGCAAGAGCAGAAAGCATTGGTAGATACAATCGAGAAAGTATTGGGTAATTACACTACTCTAGCCCCATGCATAAAGGCAATGCCTAAACTGTATGACTTGCTACCTAGTCACACAAAAGAAAGACACAATGAAATTATTGAGAAAGTAGAAAGGACTAAGCCTGAAGATTTGGATATAGATTCATCAGTGTTAGATGTAGCTATGGTCAAAGATAAGATAACTAAAGGAGGAAATAACTAATGACAGCATGGTACACAAACTATAACAGTGACAGTGGTAGTGAGTCTATGAACACAGATGATTGGGGTAGTGCTGAGTCAGGATATAAAATTCCTGACCATGAGCTAGGTAAGTTTGAGTATGCACACTTGTGTAAACTCGCTCACAGGTCACGAGATGTTTATGGCAAAGGTAAGTATATAAACCGTTGGCTTAGACTAAAACTTAGTAGTAATGAAGAGCCTGAGTTATGGATAAATGGGGATAAGTTTATGAGTGTTAATAAAGATAACTTTGCTACTGTGCATATGGATACTCAAGATATATGGGGTGGCTCAGGCTCTTATGTAATAGCATTGAATAGGTGGATACCTTTTACAATAGAAAGACATAGGACAGGTATATATAGAATTGCACACAACCTTAGTATATTTAAACACCTTGAAAAAATATTGGATAAAGATAAATCTTATTGGCGTACAATATCTGCATTCGTAAGGCAATGCCAAGTGGTTTGTAAAGGATTAAAGTACAACCTGTTGACAGGAGAGTTGCTAAACCCTAACAAAGACAACGAGCCTCAAAAATGTGTAGAGAACACAGATAAAAGAAAACTATGGAGAAGAAAGATAATTGCTTTCAAGAAACAATTACGAACAAGAGCAAAGTTAGGTCTTGTTGATTCAACCATAGATAGGCTAAAGAATGTAGATAAAGATAAGCTACTTAATATGGTAGAGACACATGCCAAGTTGTTGGGGAAATATGACAATCGGATTAGTGAGCCTATTTATGCTTTAAGGAAAGATACTAGTAAAGTAGCTAACGATAACATAATAGACTTAATTGATACTGATTGGAACACCCCTGAAAGCATAGAGTTTTTAGCAAAACACATAGATGAAAATGCCATGCCCTTTGAAATCTTTATGCCTATATGTTTAGCATTAAAAAGTATCAGTTGGCACAGAAATTGGAGGTATGCAGATGACTTAGATACAGATAAAGATATTAGTTATTTCTTTAATAAGCTAAGTATACATTTACGCAGACACTATGGAGTGATTGAGAAAGAGGCTACTATAAATGGGGCAAGTGATTTGCACAGTTTTAATAGAAGTCGAGGACATTACAGGTCGTTGCCAATAAATATAAAACAAGTATACAACATATTCAAAGGAGTATTAGATGACAGTAAAGATATTAAATAAAGTGATAGAAGTACTTGAAGAAGATACAGAATCATATGACAACGAGTATGCACTAAAGCTACTCAACAAAATTAAAGTCTGGAACAACATAGAGAATCAAAGAATAATTGATGTAAACAGGGGCAGACTAAAACCAACGAGTGAGGACATAATAAGACTTATGATTGAGCAAGGTAATATAATAATAAGAGAGGAAGAAAACAAATGAATGTACATGTAAAAAATATGGAAAGTTTTTTAGAGTGGGTTAAGAAATGCCCATATGAATTTGTTATATCATCAATGCAAGGTGGACATGTTCATGTGAAGTTTCTTATTCCATATGAAAAAATGGATACATATGAGAATGAAAATAAATAAAGAAACAATCGAGAGGTTATTGACAGCCAATACACAAAAGGCATTGGTCATAGAGAAGATAGTGCAGTATTTAATGCTGTCAAAATCTGTCGATAGGGATAACTTACTACAACTCATTGAGGTGTGGAAGAACAAACATATAAAATAACGGGAGGAAGATGATGATTAAAGTAAGAATAACTAATCATGTAAATTACACCGAGTATACTGATATTGAAGTCAAAGACGAAGACGAGTTAGACGAAATGTATGACAATAGTTTTGACAATTTAAGTGAGGTAGATTGGATACATGGTAAAGACTATGGCTCTACAACACATGAAATATTAGAGGAGAGAGATGATGAGTGAAGAAAAAACAGTAAGCATTAGAGATGAAAAGTTAAATGAAGATTTTTATATGCCTATAAGAATTGGCAAAAAAGAAAACTTTAAAGAATGGTTAATTGAAAATTCAAAAGATATATCTAAAGGTAGATATAGTTTTAAAAGGAGGATAACAAATGAGAGTAAGAGTATATAAAGATGTTGAAGTAAAAGATGATGATGACTATATAGAAAATGCTATTGAGGTAGCAACAGATTGTTTGAGTGATTTTGAAGTAGAAATATTAGAGGAGGAAGATGATGAGTAATAAAGACGGTTGGGTAGATGATTACACAATAAGTATTGAATGGTGTACTGATGATGTTTTGGAACATGTACGCATGAGAAATATGAACAGGTTGTCAGATGATATACCAAAAGAAAAACTAACTTTAGATGAATGTAAAGAGGTGTTAGCTAGATGTTTAAGAAGGCATGACGCTAATCATGGTATTACATGGGACACATTAGATTTTCACATTGACGACATTATAAAGGAGAGAGATGATGAGTAGTATAACAGGAGAGTGGTGTTGTACTGAGTGTGGCTCATACAATGCTCACCAAGAAGACTTTAATGATGATGAAGTAGGACACATTATGGGTTGCCAAGACTGTGGCTACTATGATGTGTATAGAGAAAACGCAGAAACAGGAGAAGTAATCGAGGAATATGCAGGTTATGACCACGAGTATGCACAAGATGATAAAGATAATAAGGAGGATAACAAATGAAAACATACACAATAACTAGAACTATAACTGATATCGTTTCAGTTAAAGCAAAAGATGATAAAGAGTTAATGGAACTTTATAACGAGGGAGCAGTAGATGAAATGCTAACCATAAATGGTACTAGAACTGAAAGATATAAAACTGAAGATGAAGAACGTGGCGAGATTATATATGAAGAAAATTATACATAAGGAGAAAGAAGATGAGTGAGTTTTTAAATCTTGAAGATAAGAAAGAATTTAATACATGGGTAGGAATTATTGAAAACCCTTGTGCTAATCAACTAGAGAGATGTCCATACGAACAAGACTTTAAACAATCAGAATCTTGTAGTCACTATGAACAGAGTAATGAGGGAGAAGAGTGTTCGTTTGTATGGATTACAGATAGTAAATGTTACTGTGAACTACAACCAAAGGAGGAAAACAAATGACAGTAGTAGTATGGGACGGAGAAAACCTAGCAACAGATAGACAGGCGACAGACGGCTCTCACAAGTGGGAGACAGACAAAGCATGGTATGTAGGTAGAGGTGATTCTATTTATATAGTATCAGGTGTTGGGTTGCTGAAGAATATAATTGAACTAAGAGAATGGTTTAAGAGGGGGGAAAACTTAGATGAGTTTCCATTGTTGGGAACAAATCGTGGACAGCTTGTCACACAGCAACTTCTTGTGGTGAGTAAGGACAAAGGACTTTTCGTTTATGAGGATTCACCTCACCCTGTGTGTCGTGGGTTTGAGCCATGTGCATTTGGAGAGGGAAAAGAATATGCTTATGGGGCATTAGGTATGGAGGCAACATCAGTAGAGGCAATTAATATTGCGAACTCTTATTCTTTACATTGTGGTAAAGGGGTGGCATTATATAGCTTACACAATCGTAAGGTAGAGTATACAGCATGAAGAAAAAAGATATGGTCAATCATCCTGACCACTATACAAAAGGTATTGAAACTATAAAGTATATAACTTCATGGGGTATGGGTTATGTGGTCGGTAATATTATTAAGTACATCACAAGGTATCCATATAAAGGCACACCACTAAAAGATTTAGAGAAAGCGAGGTGGTATTTAGACTACCTAATTAAACAAGAGAAGAAAAAATAATGGATATAGTAACGATAGATTTTGAAACCTATTATGATAGGGAGTACTCATTGTCCAAGATGACAACTGAGGCTTACATTCGTGACGATAGGTTTGAAGTAATAGGTGTAGCCATTAAAATTAATAATGGTAAGACATGTTGGTATGAAAATATGGATGAGGCATTCAATAACATGCCAACGAATTGTTGTGTGTTAGCACATAACACGGCTTTTGATGGGTCTATACTTTGGTGGAAGTATCGCAAAGAGCCTAAGTTTTGGCTTGATACTATGTCTATGGCTAGACCCAAGCATAGTATGACAACAGGTTGTTCATTAAGTGCTTTAGCAAAACACTATAAACTAGGTACAAAAGGAACTGAAGTGTTGCATTCCATTGGTAAGAGGAAAGCAGACTTTACACCTCAAGAACTCAAGGCTTATGCTAAGTATTGTATTAATGATGTCGAACTTACCTATAAACTATGGAGGAAACTGTCAAGAGGTTTTCCCTCATCAGAACTTATGGTCATTGACCAAACCCTACGCATGTATATTAACCCCACTATTGAACTAGATAAGGAACTGCTGACAGCTCACCTGGTAACTATAAAGAATAACAAACAGCAACTACTTGACACGTTATCTACTAAAGGGTTGTCGAACGAACAAGTAAAGAAGGCTCTCATGTCTAATATAATGTTTGCTAAACTACTTACACATGTAGGAGTGACACCCCCAACAAAGATATCAGCTACAACAGGTAAAGAAACTTATGCCTTTGCTAAGACAGATAAAGAATTTGTAAATTTACAGCACCATTCTAACCCTGTGGTGCAACAATTAGTATCAGCAAGGTTAGGGGTTAAGTCTACTATTGAAGAAACACGAACTGAAAACTTAATAGCAGTAGCAGATAGAGGTAAACTACCTATAATGCTTAACTATTATGGTGCACACACAGGTAGGTTTTCAGGTGGGGATAAACTTAACTTACAAAACTTGCCTCGTAATGGTGTTTTAAGAAAATCTTTGATGGCACCTAAAGATAAGGTACTGATAGCATGTGACTCATCACAGATTGAGGCACGAATGGTTGCATATATAAGTGGACAAGAAGATTTAGTACGAGCATTCAGAGAGGGTAGAGATGTATACAGTGAGTTTGCTAGTGAGATTTATGACAGAAAGATTACTAAGGCAGACAAGCTAGAACGATTTGTAGGTAAGACATGCATACTAGGTTTAGGCTATGGTATGGGAGCTGTAAAGTTTAAGGACACGTTGGCTATGGGTCAAGGTGGTATGTCAGTAGACATAGATTTAAATGAGGCTAAAAGAATTGTTACTTTATATAGACAGAAAAACCATTGTATAGTTAATTTTTGGCAAACTTGTAATCATGTATTAGAGCGTTTGATTCAAGACAGTACATATATAATAGGGTCTATAGGAAAGGACATATGCGAGTATGATTCAGAGGGCATTATACTACCGAATGGTTTACGTATAAGGTATCCTGAATTGAGAAGAACATCAGAAGGATTTGAGTACATATCTAATGCTAGAACTTACAGGAAGTTAAACACTACTGGAAGTTTAGAGGATAAGGATTGGACTAGGATTTATGGTGGTAAAGTGACAGAGAATGTTGTTCAAGCACTGGCTAGGATAGTAGTATCAGAACAAATGGTTGAGATAGGTAAGCATTACCAAGTCTTATTCCAAGTACATGATGAGATAATCGTTTGTGGGATGCTAAAAAACAAGTCGGACATACGACAACACGTTGAGACAATCATGTCTACTTCCCCCGCCTGGGCTCAGGAGTTACCTGTAGCCTGTGAGAGTGGAGTAGGCTTTAACTATGGAGAGGCAAAATGACAGACATAATAGGAACAGACGGAAAAGAAATAAAATCAGAGGCAGAGCAAAAGCGAGATTCAGTTATTGCTCTTGTAAAACAGATTGGTTTAGAGGCAGAATCAAAAGATAAAAAAACAGAGGGAGCACTTATATTATTAAAAGTAGATGGTAAGTACATGAAATATTCTACAGGTATAGATAATGCTTTAGATGAAGTAGCTCAGTTAGAACTACTTAAACATGACATATTAAAAAGGATATTAGGTGGGTAATAAACTAACACACAGCTATTCTTCTATAAAGATGTACGAGAATTGTCCTAAGAGGTATGAGTATCAAAGGATTACCAAAGAGGTTGTTGACACAGGGAGTGAGGCAACTAAATATGGCGAACGAGTACATGCTGATTTGGAAAACAGACTACTACATGGGACGGCCCTGCCTCAAGAGTCAAGCAAACACGAACAAGTTTGCACAACTTTACAAGAACTTACCCAACATGCAACACTTCTTGCAGAGCAACAGCTATGCCTTAATGAAAACCTTACACCAACAGGTTGGTGGGACAAAGACGCTTGGTTGCGTTCCATCCTAGATGTCTTAATCATTAGGGGGGATACAGCTATAGTAATAGATTGGAAAACAGGTAAGAGAAGACCTGACTTTATGCAACTACAACTGTTCGCATTACAAGTATTCAAGCACTATCCTAATATTAAGAAAGTTAAATCTACTTTCGTATGGCTAAAAGAGGGGAAGACCGATACAGAAGTTTACACTTCAAACAATACAAATCTAATGTGGGCAGACTTGTTGGCTCGTATAGAAAGAATCAATCAATCTTATAAGACAGGTAACTTCCCTGCAAGACCTAGCGGACTATGTCCATGGTGTCCTGCTAAAAATATATGTGAATATGCAAAGATATAATACTTGACAGTACTGTATGCTTAAGTATAATCATAGTATGGCAACAACACCTGAAGGAAAAATTAAAGTAAAACTTGACAAGATGTTAAAGTCTTATGGTAAAGAGGTATGGTACTACAACCCACAAGCTGGGGCATTTGGTAGGGCTGGTATACCTGACAAGATACTCTGTGTAAATGGACATTTTATAGGAGTAGAGTGTAAGGCAGACAGGGGCAAGAAACCCACTGCCTTACAACTTCAATGCATGGAACAGATAGAACTTGCTGGGGGGGTTTGTTTTGTGGTGTATGATAACGAAACAATTAATAAAGTTAAACTATATATAGAAAGAATTAAATGATAGTAATAGAAAAAGCAAAAGCAATAGCATTAAATTTAAACAACCCGAATAGAGTTTTAGAAACTATTCCTGACGCTCGTGAATTAATGTTTAACAACCAACAACTCGTTGTCACGCCACATACCATACCCGCTTCGCGTAGCTTACGACAATTAGGATTTAAAGTACCCTCACCGATACTTCATTATTACGATTGGTGTGGGGGGTTTACACCTTACGAACATCAGAAGATGACATCAGCTTTTCTTACAATGAATAATAAAGCACTAGTACTTAATGAGATAGGTACAGGCAAAACACAATCAGCACTGTGGGCATGTGACTATCTCATGTCAATAGGTTGTATCAAAAAGGTTTTAATTATATCTCCATTATCTACTCTTGAAAGAGTATGGGGGGATAGTATATTTATGGGGTTTCCACACAGACAGGCTGTGACATTACATGGTGCAAGTAGCAGAAGGTTAAAGTTATTAAAAACTAATGCTGACTTTTTTATTATAAACCATGACGGATTCTCTATTATATCTGAAGAAATTAAAGGTATGTTTGACTTAATCATAATTGATGAGGCCGCAGTCTTACGCAACCCATCTACCAACAGGTTTAGGATAGTTAGAAAATATCTAAGTAAATATCCTAATACTAAGTTATGGATGATGACAGGTACACCTACACCTAATGACCCAACAGACGCATGGGCACTAGCTAAGTTAGTAGAAAGTCCCTATGTTAGTAAAACTTATACAGCATTTAGAGAGGCAGTTATGTTAAAGATTGGGCAGTGGAAGTGGGCACCAAGACCTGAATCTATAGAGATTGTTAAGCATGTACTGTATCCTGCTGTGCGATATAGTAGAGATGAGTGTCTTGACCTACCTGATACTGTCTTTCAGACTAGAAAAATACCTCTTACTAAAGAGCAAAAAGACCATCACGATAAAATGTTAAAGCATTATGTAACAGAACTAGCACAAGAAGGCACGATAACAGCTGTCAATGAGGCAGTTAAACTACAAAAACTTGTACAGATTAGCTGTGGTGTTGTATATGGAGACGATAGTCAGCACATAGAATTAGATTGTTCACCTAGAGTTAACTTAGTTAAAGAAGTTATAGAAGAAGTAGGTGGTAAAGTAATAGTATTTGTTCCATTAACTGGAACATTAAAGATGTTAGAGAGGATACTCTCAAAGCAATGGAGTGTTGGTGTAGTTAATGGTGAGGTTTCAGCTAGTAAAAGAAATACTATATTCCATAACTTCCAACACACAAAAGACCCACATGTCTTAGTAGCACACCCTGCAACTATGGCTCATGGTCTGACACTAACTTCTGCGAGTACTATCATATGGTATGGCCCTGTGACAAGCAACGAGCAATACGTTCAGGCGAATGGAAGGATAGAAAGGATAGGCAAAAAGCATGTGTCAAACATAGTACATATAGAGGCAACTGACCTTGAACATAAAATGTTTGAACGGCTAAAGAATAAACAGAAACTACAGGGTCTATTATTAGACCTTATTAAGGAGGGAACAAACGAATGACGATAACTGTAGATAAAGTCATAGCTAAATACATAGACTTTAGAAATAAAAAAGAGGCTCTTGAATCAGAAACTAAAGCAAGAGTTAGTGACATCAAAGAACAAATGACTAAGTTAGAGGCATGGCTAAAAGAAAAAGCAGATAACGACGGCGTTGATTCTTTTAAGACATCTAATGGTACAGCATTCCTAACGACTACTGACTTTGCAAGAGTAGAAGATTGGGACGCAACATTAGAGTTTATAAAAGGCAATGACGCATATGATTTGCTTGAGAAACGAGTTAGTAAAACAGCAGTACGTGGGTACATTGAGGCTAATAAGTCTGTACCATCAGGTGTCAACTACGGCACACGTATTGATATCAACATTAGAAAACCATCTATAAAGGCGGAAGACTAAATGATTAGCTCAAGACTATCAATCAGAGATTCTAGGTTTCACATTGTGTCTCAGGATAAAATAGAGACACTTGATGAAACAAGTTTAGATGTGATAATCGTAGGGGCTAACCCTGCGTTAGCTAAACAATATTATGAGGGAGAGTTTTCTCCTGATAGAGAATCGTACACACCTGATTGCTATTCGCTAAATGGTGTAACACCTAATGTAAACAGTGCCTCACTTCAATCTGATGTGTGTGCACTATGCCCTCAAAATTCGTGGGGCTCTAAAGTTACACCACAAGGACACAAAGTTAAAGCATGCTCTGATATTAAAAGACTTGCTATTATCTTTGCAGATAAACCTTATGAAGAAATTTATCTACTGCAAGTAACTCCTTCATCATTGAAGAGTTTGAATGCATATCAAAAGACATTATCTATGAGAGGTATTGCACCTGAGATTAGTAAGACAACATTGTGTTTTGATACAGGAGTAAGTTTTCCTAAACTTGATTTTAAGTTTGGTGGACTTGTTCCTAAAGATGTTCAAACTCATGTCGATTCGGTTATCGGAACCGAAATTGTACAGATGGTGACAGGTGAACTTGCTGTGACAAATAAACCAAAGACTACTCCCGCAGAAGAATACGGATTTACTGAGGAAGTAGGATTTACAATTAACAATGAGTCGGAGGAATAACTATGACTACAAAAATATTAACACCAAAAGGTATAGCACATTATCCATACATCAGTAAACCTGATGAAGGAAGGGAATACTCTGATGGTAAGTACAAGGTTAATTTATCTATACCTTCTGAAGAAGCTCAGCCTATAATCGAGCAAATTAATGCTGTGTTATTAGCTGGTATCAAAGCTGAGAAAGATAAAAGCCCTAACAAAAAATTTAAACAAGCTCCATTACCTTATAGTAATGAAGTAGATGAGGACGGAAGTGAGACAGGTAATGTTATTATTAAGTTTAAATCTAAATACAAACCATCTGTAGTAGACGCAAAGAATAACTTAATGGTTGACCACAATATATATGGTGGGTCAGTAATTAAAGTCGGTGGCGTACTAGCGTTTTATAACTCAGCTATTGGTTGTGGTGTAACTATAAGACTTGGAGCTGTTCAACTTATTGAATATGTTGAAGGCAGTGCAGGTGGGAACTTTGGATTCGGTGAAGAAGAAGGCTTTACTTTCTCTTCCGATGAGTCGACAGACACACAGGAACAAGTTGACATAAGTGTTAACGTTCCCGCTGGCGATGCAGAAGTTGCACCAGCACCTGTTAAAGCTAAACCTAAAGCTAAACCTAAAGCTAAACCAGCACCAGTTGAAGAGCCTGCACCAGTTGCAGTAGCTACAGACGGGGGTAGTTTAGCAGAGGAGATAGAAAAGTTAATAGGGGAAACTGATGACTAACAGAGCTCCGCTAGACTTTAAAAAAGTTGAAGCTCTAAGAAAGCATATGCTACTTACAACAAGTAACATGGCTGAGTTGTTAAGTGTATCTCGCATGACGTATTACGGATGGGTCAAAGGAAAACCTGTCCGTAAGAAAAATCATGATAGAGTAATAAGTACCTTAAGAATCTTACTAAAAGCTATGGAGAATGGATGGCCTCAGCCTAACATTATTGCCTTAGAACAGAAAGATAGATTCAAAGAGCTTCTTGAGCTTTTAAATAAAAAGGAATAGTATAAATAATATAGGTGGCTAGTTAAACGAACCATAAGTCTAGGCTTAGTCTAGTCACCTACTAATAAGAAAGGTAATCAAATGAATATGTTGGAATTTTTCCAGCAAGTTTTACCGACAGAAGGATTTTACGTCACTACAGTTATTAATACTGATGGCAGGAAACAGGGATTTTTTAAAACGGTAGACGAGCTGGCTACAGTATGTAAAAGATTGGATGAAACCAATAACAATACTTACTTTGCTATATCTGCATTTAAGCAGAAGGGTAACAGAAAACAAGATAACGTAAGAGCTACTAAAGTTATAGCTATAGATGTAGATTGTGGGCTAACTAAACCCTACCCATCTTGGAAAGAAGGGCTATCAGCATTAGGTAAATTTGTAGATGAGATGGGCTTACCTAAGCCTATGATAGTACACTCAGGTAATGGGCTGCATGTGTACTGGATACTAGAGAAAGAACTACCCCCTGAAGATTGGAGACCTCTAGCTGAAGCTATGAAGCAAGCAGCTATAGATAAAGAATTTAAGATAGACGCTGGACTTACAGCAAATAGTGCATTGGTATTAAGACCTATAGGCACACACAATCCGAAGAATGGAAACGAAGTTAAACTCCTAGTATCATCTAAACCTATTGACAACATGGTGATACAAGAATGTTTGTCATATTACTATCGTCGGGATGTACGTGTAGATAGTAGCTCGTCACAAGACAACTCGTTGTTAGCTAATTTAACTAGTAATCAAGAGTACCAGCCTGCTACTGGCTCTGTTGTTGCTACTAAATGTAAACAGATAGAGTGGGCTATAGCTAATCAAGACCAAGTAGATGAGCCATTATGGTACGGCATGATAGGAGTAGCCGCATTCTGTATTGACCCTGAGAACACAGCAATACAGTGGTCTAAAGGGCATAGTAGGTATAGTGAGAAAGCAACTATAGATAAACTTGTTCAATGGAGAGAGTCGGCTTCAGGCCCAGCGACTTGCTCGAAGTTTGAAACAGATAGACCTAGTGGCTGTAAGGGGTGTAAATATAAGGGTAAGATAGGCTCACCAGCTAGGTTAGGAGTGCAATACCAAGAAGCTCCTGTAGTTAAAGAAGCTCCTGATACAGTAGCTAACTCAGTACCTATGCCTAAGCCATTTAAAAGAACTAAAGAAGGTATAAAGCTAACCTTAGATGACACAGATATAGACGTATGCAAGTTTGACATATATCCTGTAGCGTATGGGCATGATGAATCATTAGGATACGAGACAGTAAGGTATCATTGGAACAGACCTCATATGGGGTGGCAAGAACTTGTATTAAGGCAAGCTCATCTCACTGATGGAAACCGTGAGTTTCCTAGTGCTATAGCAGACCAAGGTATTGTATTGTACAATAAGAAACAAACGGAGTACTTTCAGCTTATGTTAAGAACTTACATGGACGAATTGAGACAGATTCGTACAATGACAAACCTATATTCTACTATGGGTTGGAAAGAACGTAACCAATCATTTGTTTTAGGTAATACCATACTAAGACGTAAAGAAGATGGGTCAGTTACAGAAGAGAAAATTAACTTAGCTTCTGTGGTATCTAAGAGCAGTACAGATATGTTCAGTACCAAAGGCTCATTACAACAATGGGTTAATCTTACATCTGTATTAGAGAAAGCTAATCTTAAGTCTCATATGTTTGTATTAGGTGTAGGATTTTCAGCACCTTTATATAACTTTACTGGGCTTAAAGGATTAACAGTATCACTGTATGGGCCAACGGGTGGTGGTAAAACACTATCTCAATATTGGGCTCAATCTATATATGGTAATCCTGATAAGCTACACTTTGCAGCTAAGTACACACAGAACAGCTTGTTCTCACGTCTTGGTACATACGCTAACTTGCCGCTAACCATAGATGAAGTAACCATGATGAACGATAAAGAAGTCGGAGATTTTTGCTACTGGGTATCACAGGGACGTGACAAAGCAAGACTTAATAGAAACTCAGAAGAGCGTGACGCTAAGACATGGGCTACACCTGTTATAGTATCCACCAACAAGTCGCTACAAAGTAAGCTAATTGCCTCTGGTCTAGATACAGACGCACAGATGGCTAGATTATTAGAGGTAACAGTACCTTCAACGCCTGTGTTTACTAGAGGTACTAATGTAGGTAAAAAGATTTATGACGCAATCCATTCTAATTATGGTGAGGCTGGTAAAGTATTTATTAAGAAGTTACTTGAAATGGGAGAAGAAGGAATCCAATCCGCTATAGCAGAGGCTACAGATAACTTCCATAAGAAATATAAAGCCAAGTTTAGTGGGGAAGAAAGATACTGGGAGCAATCTATTATACTTGCTGACTTATCTATGAGCCTAGCTAAAGAGTGGGGATTGATAAACTTTGAGTACGAGCAGTCTACTGAATGGGTACTTGCACAGATAGGAGCTATCCGTAGGTCAGTACAAGAGAATCAAGTAGACGCATTTGATTTAGTTGCAGAGTACATGGCTGACTCAGCTGATACATCTGTTACTGTTATGCATACCATAGGTCAGAAATCACAACCTGATTTTTCTAGGATACCAAGAGGTGACATAAGAATAAGACTAGATGTATACCGTAAGTCTGCACTAGAACAGTTTGATAAAGGTACCATGATGGTAGACCGAACTCACTTTAGGAAGTGGTTGTCTGTACGTGGTGCTGACTACAAGACATTCAAACAAGAACTCGTTGATGAGAACGTGGTTGCTACTCCTAGGTCGGAGAAAGCGTCATTAGGTAAAGACACTCCTGTGAAGTTAGCACAGACCTATGTCATTGGATTTAATCTTACTCACCCTAGATTTCAAAGCCTACTAGAAAACGCCGATATGGAGGCAGATGACCTATCATACGGACAATTACAGGTGATTGATAAAAAAGAAGGGGTCTGAGAGGCTCGAGAAGGCCGTTTCTCACAGGCTGGTAAGCCTTACCCTACGGGAAATTAACTACTCTAAGTCATCACTGTCTAAACCGTAAGCTTCCATTAGACGCATTATTTCTATTTTATCTTGTTTTGCTGAGTATCTTAAAAATTCTTCACTAACAGGTTGAGTAAATGCTTGGTACGCCCTTCTAACTTTAGTACCAAAGTTTGTAATCTCAAGTCCTGTACCTTCAGCATTAACATTAAACTCTTCTACATTTCTTAGTATCCTATTCATTTCTTCATTGTCATTGTCTATTTGGGCTCTTACCATTTGGTTTACATATCTTGTAGAAAGTTCTTTTCTATAAGCATCTCTTTGTTTTACCATCCTTATAATATCGTAACTATATGTAGATTTAGCTGGGTAAAAATTTAATGCTCTCATAATTATTGCTGCAGTAGTTACATCATGGGTTATAATTTTTCCGTCAGAGTTAGTAATCTTACCATCTCTATAAAAAACACCTGCTTCGTAGAGTCCTTTAAGTCCACTTAAAGGTGCTTTTCTAATAACTTTTTCAAAGCTTGTGTCTGTTAGCAGACCTGCTGCTTCAGGAATTTGTCTTATTGTTCCTGTTATAAGTCCATATATACCTGACATAGCTGAATAGACAGGCCCAAAAAAGTTTTCTATTTCACGTTGGTAATTTGCTCCTGCTTTTAAAGACCCTGTTAGTGGTACTAAATCACTAAAGCCTAATCGTGTAGATACTGTTCCTGAAGTATAGTAATCTAGAATACCTCTTTGTACAATTATAGGAGATATGCCTAAACTTTCTGCTATATCATCTATTTCTTTTTCCATAGTTTGTAGTGGAATCTCAAATTTTTGAACTAATGTATCTATTAAATCTCCAAAGTCTTCAGAGAACGGTATGCCTTTCATTCCAGTAAATAAAATTAATAGTCCTATCATAGCTATTTGTTCTTTAGGAGCTAAGCTTGCCATAAGTTGTATAGTAATAATTACAAATTGTTTATACATAAAGATGTATTGAAAAAACTTACCACGAGCCATTTTTGGTCTGTTGTACATTCCATATTCACCTTGCGATTTATTTACCGCATCGGTAGCAAATAGTATTGAATTTTGTTTAGCATCTTCTACACTTTGTCCTGCGTCTAATAGCTTTCTTTTTTGTAGTCTATAAGCTGCTAAGAATGTAGCTCTTCTATTAAGTTGTTCTGTGTAAGAAAATATAGACATCCAAGTTCTAAGTGCTGCCGCTCCTCTTGGATTGGCTTGTAGCCCGCCTCTAGCAGAACCTACTAATGCATTAAATTGAGCTGCTTGTAAAACTCCTTGTGCTGTAGCTACTTCTAAAGCATCTGCTTCATCTTGAGTTATGTTATGTTTTTTCTGCAGTGCTTTGCTAGCTTTAACTTTTCGCACATAATCAATATTAGATAATGCAGTTTTTTCAGTTCTTACTGAAGACCTTACTTGTTGTGTTAAATCACTCATGTTAGCTACAGCTGTTGTCATTTCTTTTGCTGCGTTTACTAAACCAAAGCCACCGCCAAAACCACTTTTTGAATTGTAGGTTGCTAAGTAAGGTATACTATGTGTTATCATAGATACCATATTTATCATCCCTGTAGCAAATGACCCACCTAACTGCGTTGTAACAGTTGCTAGTTTTAAAACAGTGCCAGGTGTTTTACCTAATATCTCATCTTCAGTATTTACATCTATGTTTGCAGCGTCTGCGTAAAATTGTTGTAATTCAGCTGCGTCTGTTCTATAAGCTTCACCTATACCTAATGTTTGTTTTAACTCAGACTTTCTATTAAATCCTTTTCCTTTATATATACGAACAGTATTATTAGCTGCTTTGTCTCTCATATGAAGATATTTATATGCATACCTGTCATATAAACTTTGTGCTTCAAGTAATCTATTTATGTTTCCTTGTTTTTCAGCAAGTTCCATTCTGTCATGCAACTGTTTTAATTTTCTATCATCGCCTCTCCACATTTTAGTGTCTAACATAATAGAATCAACTTTATACATATAGAAAGCTTTACCTGCTCTATGTGTTTCAGTTTCTAAATGTTGAGATATTTTTTGAATAACATTAGTATCCCAACCTTCTACGTTAGCTCTCTCTAAATAATTTCTAGCTTTCTTGCCTTGGTCTGCAAGAGCTAAGACAAGTTTTTTTCTACCCTCTGGTGCTATAGGAATACCTAATCTTTTTAAAACATTATCTACTTCGTTTAAGCTAATTTGATTTGCAGTAAGGGGAGCTACGTTTGGAGCAACAGATGACTCAGCTCTAAGAGTTACTTCTTGCATTACTCCTGTTCCATCATCAAGCTTAAACGATTGTAAGTTACCAAATTGTTCTTCTAATCTGTCTCTTATTTCATCTGCATTTTTAAAGCTATCGACTTGGTAATACGGTAGTGAGGTCTTAAAGTGTGCAGGTATTTCAACTCGATTACCAGTTCTATCATAAGCATTGATTTGTACTTGATATGTTCCTTCTCTATTAAAAGGTACATAGGCACCCATTATTGTACGTTTAGCGTTTGCTTCTGCATTTTGATTTCTTATATCTAAATCAAACATATCTTGTATGCCGTCAGTTATTTTATATGCAGATTTAGTAAGACTGTTTGTGTTACCTGCGTCAGGATTGTTGTACAATTTATTTAATCTTTCTAATCCTTGAACTATACTGTCTAAATTTTCTATGTTTTTAAATTGTTGTGTTTCATTTACTACATCTTTACTTGCTTTCCAATCAGCTACTTTTAAATCTTTATGTAAAGCACGGTTAATTTGTGCTATAAATTTTGTAGCGTTGTCAGAATTTGGATACTCTATACCACTATCAGTTTCTACTGCGTCCTTTAAGTATATTTTTTTATACTCTTCCATAATATCTTTAATGGTTTGTATATCTAAATCTGTAGGTAACTGATTATCTACACCAGCAAAAGTTTTAAAATTTTCTATAGTATCTTTTCGTTGTTGTACTGTTGCTTGTAAGTTTGCTTCTAGTACATCTACAGCTGCTTGGTTAACAGCATTACGTTGTTCCATATATACTCTATACACGTTATCAGTAATAGGAAAACCTGGTTTGTATAAACCACCTGGGACTCCTAAGTCTCCTTCTAACTCTACAGGTAATCCTTCCATAAATTGTTCTCGTGATACTATACCAACTTGTGCAAGTTCTGCTAATGCATTAGGATTAATTATAAGTTCGCCCTCTCCATTATATGCAGTTAAATCTTTTGCATTTCTAATCTTAGCAGCGTCTAGTTGTCTAAGTTTGTATATAGCACCATAAGCTAATAACTCACCTGCTTGTTGTCGTTCTTGTTCAGTTGCACGAGTAGCGAAAATACCAGAGCCGTGGGTAAATTTTGTTAACTCAGCATACTCTTGTTGTAATCTTCTTACTCTACCAGTTTGGTCTTGAAATATTCTAAATATATGTGATAGTCCTTCACTACGAGTAGCTTTGTTATCTAATGATTGAAGCGTTTCTAGAACTACCTGTGTAAACCTTCGTGGATTCCTTTCCGATTTTTTTAACCCCTTCTTAATTTTTTTAGTAGCTTTATCTACATAGTCTTGAACTTTTTTTACAGCGTCTGAATCCGCATTAGTAATTCTATTGTATGTTTGAGATAGACTAGCGTGAAGTTTAGTCATTAAGCCAGTTGAATTTTGAGCTGCGTAATAACGTCCTCTAGCACCATAATCATTTAACTCTAATAAATTTGCTTCTATCTGAGGAACTGACACTACACCAAAGTTTCCTCTAGATATATTTCTACGTGATTGTTTTATTAGATACTCTTCCATTCCTTCCATAGAACCAGCCTTAAATATTCTTCCCAGAAAACTTCCTACTCCATCCCAAATTTTTCTTATAGTTCCAATTTCTGCTGCATGAACTGCATGGTCGGCTAGTACTTCTTCTATAGCTTCATGAAACTCCATACCACTTACTATGTTCATATCTGCTGATAGTTTTATGTTTGGGTCTTCTCTATAAGCTGCTCTTAAGATAGCGTTTAATCTAGCCCTAGGCATAAATGCTGAGAAGCCAAAGTGACCTAAAGTTTCGTGGCCAATTACAAACCTAACTGAATCTTCAGTCATAGCATAGTCACTAAATATAATAATCTGGTCTCCTATTGAATACCCTATAGCAGGAGTTGTATCAAAATCTCCGTCAGGTCTTCCTTCATTAGCTAGTTTATATAGCTTAGGGTGATTGGTTTTTAAATCCTGAACATTTTTAACTATGGTAACTGTAGGTTTTATCTTAAGTTTTTTTAGAAGTTGATTTACAATTAATTTAATCTTACCCTGCGGTATAGGAGCTCCTATTTCTTTATCAGTGTCAAATCTTTTTAGTCTTCCTTTTGGATTACCATCTAATAAATGGTTAGGGCTTGGTGTAGTTTGAGACTTAATTTTACCTGCTTTTAGTTTTGCAGCTTTGTTATCTTTAATTCTTTGTTGTTGAATTTTTTTACCTGCTTCAGTTTGTTCTACTGTAACAGGACTTATAAAACCTTCTATAGTTTTAATGTATTTTAAATCTCCTGTGCCGTCATTTTTAAAGTAATCTTTAATTTGTTCGTTTGTTCCGTTACCTCTGTCTCTGTCTAGTTCATAATTTATATCAACTTTATCGCGTAATTCTATAAGCTCTTTAATTTTTCCATATTTTAAAGATTTATCTCTAGAATATCCTTTTTTAATTTTATCTAGAATGTTTTCAAACTTTTCTTCTGGAGTTATATCTTTATTAGTACCTGGTAGCTTGGTACGCATTCTATCTCCACCTGTTTCCCCAGATAATCTTGGGTCAATAGTTCCGTATTGAGATAACCTTTCAGGTAAATTAATTATGTTTACTCCTTTATTTATTAAAACTTCAAACAAACCTTGTTCTTCAGCAAAAGACACCCATCTTTTTTCTCTTTGCGGAGTACCTTCTGGTTGGTTTTTGTTTTCAGAATCAAGAATTTTACCTTCTAGTTCATACACCATTATACTTTCTATAAATTTATCATTTATTAAATCTTGTTGAGCATCACTAAATTTACCAGTAGATATAGACAAGTATGTGGCTGCTGCTTTATTAACAGCTTTGTTCTCTTTAAGTAGATAAGCAAGAAAGATAATGTCTTCTATTGCTTCTGTAGTTCGCTCGTCAGTATTTATAGCTCCTACATCTTCTTCTAATATTTGTTTAGAGATATCAAACAAAGCAGTTGGACCAAATGCACTCTCAGTTCTATCCATTTCTAGCATAGTATCTTTAGCGTTTAGATATATTTGTTCTGCTATTTGATAAGGGTTTCTTTTTTTCTTGCTACCTAAAAGACCTGCGTTAAATAGCTGTGTAAATTCTTCTCTTTGCTGTTCAGGCAGCATACTAAATTCAACTTGTGGATATAAAAATAATTTATTCCAAGCTTGTGTAACGTTTGCAAACCCAGTGTCTACACTATCTTGCCCCTTTTGATTGGCTGGTTGCTTAGTTTGTTCACTGTCAATTTGCCCTCGAACTTTCCTAGCGGTGTCTTGGTCTTCGCTATCTTGTAATACTTTTTCTCCCGTTTGCGTTTCTCCGACAGGCTCTTCGACCCTATCCTCTGTGGCAGTTGCGTCTCCTTCGGCGTCTCCTTCAATAACAGGTTCGCCACCTCTGGCTTGTTCGCTTTCAGCCACTTCAGTTGGGCCTTGCTCTTGATTGGCATCTTGTGTTCCTCCTATATCTTTTGATAGTGTTAGTGTTCCGTCCAATTTATCTTCTTTGTCTTGAGTATTAAAACCTCTTTTTCTAAATGCAGCTTCAGCTTTGCTTGTTTGTATGTCTCTAATTTTAATTACTGCTTTACCCTCTTCTTTTGCTCTAGCTTCTATAGCATTAAATAGCTCTGTGGTAGCTTGTGTATTTACACTGCCTATTGGGTCTACAACGATTGCGTCTTTTTCAACTATAATGTCAGCTGCTGCTAAAGGAGTACCTTTACTATCTTGTATTGCTATACCTTTAAAACTGCCTCCTTCATACATATCAAAAAGAACTGCACCCATAAATTCCAAAGCACTATCTCTTACTACACGTGTTTCTGAATCTGGGTAATTTTGCATTATGTAATTAAATATTTCATCTGTAAAAAATCTTCTAGGTCGCTCAATCGTTTTCATAGATGATTTTCTTTGCTCTAAAGTTTCTGGACTAAACATCCCATACTTTTTACTTTGAGCTAAAAAAGATAACAAAGCTGGGTCAAGAAACTTTTCAATTATTGTAAATGGTCCTGCATAATCTTGAACATTTGCTTCTGTTGTTACTACTGGTATAGCATCTGCTTCAGCTTTTTTCTCCTCTGCTCTTCTTTCAATAATTACGTCTGCGGCATAATCTCTAGACTCTGTAGGCCCAAACCCTTCGGATATAAATTCTTGGACTTCATATTTAAACTCTTCAGAGTTAGTATCTATGTTATTGTCTTTAATAAATTTATTTACTCTACGTAATTCTTTTAATTCATTTGCTTGTTCTTTTTTAGCGTCTTCTAAAATTTTTGCGTTTCGTTTATTATCTTCATCTATTTGTTTTTGTTCATTAACATCTTTATCTTCTACTTCTGTTTTAAGGGCTTCACCTTTTGTTTTAGCTACTGGTGTAACTTGGGCAGAATTTTTTATAGCATTTTCTATAGCAATTAAATCATTAAGCACACTATTTGTCTGTGCATTACTTACTGCTTTTCCTTTAATATCAAGCCATTTGTTAATCTTAGCTTGTGCTGATTTTAATTCGTTAAGACTTAGTGCACTTAAAGCTTTACCTTTAGCTCCTTCAAGACCTGTAATTGTTTTAGTTGATTTAATTTTGTAAGTTATATTGTTAACATTGTTATTAAGATTATCGTTATCTGCTTGTTCTTGTTCTTTATTTTTATCATCAATTATTTTTTTAAGTGCGTTTTCATTTTTCTTTTTTTGTTCAGTTGCATCAGCAATTCGTTTATCTTCTGCTTTCTGTTCAGCTTTTAATATTTCAAATCTATTTCTTAAAGCTGTTATATCACGCTGTAAGTCTTCTTTTTGGCCTATGGTATTAGCTTCTTTATAAGTAGCTCTAAGTTTGGTTAAAACATTTTTTGTTTCTTCTAAATTAAGTTCATTAGCTTTTCTACCTTGAATATTTGCACCAGGGCTTTTTAAAATAAAGTTAACATCTTTAGGGTTTGCTTCTATATTTTCTACTGGTAATAATTCTTCTTTTTTCTTACCTTTTTTTACAACTTTTAAAGTAGCTCCAGTCTCACTTACTGCTTTAATTTCTGCTGTATTTATTGAGCCATCAGTTTCATAGTATTGAATAGTCTGCCCTGCAGCATAACCTGAAGCAGGAGCTGTTACTACTGGGTCTGTTTTTAAAAGTTGTGTGAGCCTTCTTATATCTTTAGTACGTACTACTGGCTCTGCGGCTTCTTCTGCAACTTTTTTTCTTCTTGTCTCTAAAATTTTTTGTAATGCGTTTTGTATAGATGCTTCATCTACTTTAGGTTTATCTACTTCAGGTGCAACTTCAGGTGCAACTTCAGGTGCAATCGCAGCTCCACTCATAGTTTTAGCAGTTGGTGTGCTATCACTTGGAGGTTTAGAAGGCCCCACGGTTGGTGGTATAGGTTGTAAATCTGGGTTTCTATCAGAGTCTAGTATATTTATAGGAGCATTAGATTTAATACTAGCCGCTCCACCTAATGGACCACCAATAAAGAACCCTGCTGCAAATCCATTTATTAATCTACGTCCAGTTTCAGCGTCACCTAATTGGTTTGTTGCATTTAATAGTATACCTTCTTGTGCTAACTCAGTAACACCTTCAAATATACCACCACCTACAAATCCTTCTGATACTCTTCTTGCTAATCCAGGTTGTTTTACTTTCATTCCTTTCGTTGGTAAACCAAAAACTTTAGCTGCTAAGAAAAACTCAGGAAGGACTTCAAAGGCTGCGTAAGGAAAAGAACCTATGAACGCATCCATTCTATCGCCTACTCCTGTGTCTCGTATCTCACCGTATATATCTGCTTGACCTAATTGTTGAGCTCCTAATATAGAAGCCCCTGCTGCAGAATCTACTACACTTTTCTTTTGAGCTGCAGCTTTTGCTTTTCTAGCACCTGCTAATGCCATATCTTCAAGTACTTCTTTGCTTTCTCTTTTTGCAAGTTCTTTTCCAGTTAAAGCAACACCACCTGAAGTTACATAAAAAGCTTTTGGATTTCTAATTGCTAGAGCTGCACCTATACCCGACACTTCTTGTAATAATTTTTTCTCAGCTGGCGTAACTTTTTTACCTGCTAAGTATTTTTTAGATGCTTGCATTACACCTTTTTTAAAAGCTTCTTTTTGTAGTAATGCAGTTATAGCTCCACCAACTGTAGACAGTGGGTTTGCACCTGCTGCTGCACCTATTCCTGCACCTACTGCAGCTACAGCCATAGATTCTAATATCATAGGTCCTTGTTGACCTAGGTTAGCTACAAACCAATCTACAAAATCGTCTTGGAAATACTCTCCTTCTTCATTTAACATCTCTCTTTGAAATGGTTGATTGTAGTATAATTCTTTAACTGCTTCGTCGACCCACTCTTGACCTGTCTCTTCTTTACCATAAAACTGTAACCCTCTACCAGTTAATAGTTTTAAGTTACTTACACCTATATCAAAATTTTCACCAAATAAGGTTCCAAGACTAGGGTCTTTTATGTTTTTCATGTATTTACCATAAGCTTCAGGAGTAACTCGTTGCCAGTCTGATATTTCTTTTGGTGTCTTAGCTCTTGGTCTATCTAAAAATTTTTCTGCTTCTAAAGCTGAGGTTGCGTCATCTTTATCAAACATAGCACCGTTAACAAAAACTTTGTTAGCTGATGGGCTAAATAAAACTGAAGGTCCTGTTGGTATGTCTTCGTCTACAGCTGTTGAATAATCTCCTAGCTGTTCTGCAATAATGAGTGCAGATTGAAATGCATCAGGAGTGTTAGATGGAGCTGAGGGAGTTAGTGTAAATGGATTAGCATCAGGGTCTTCTGCTATATTAGAGCTAAATGGATTACTCGATGTATCTAGTCCAACTTCATCAACCATTATTTTAACCTCTATTCTTCTACTTTGGCAGCATCTTTGTAAGCATTAGCGTTAGATTCTGTAACTAACTGGCCTGTTTGAGCATCCCTTACTGTCATTCCAGTGCTTTCTTTTCCATTAATGTCTGTTGTTGTTTCATTTTGTACGGTGTAAACTTTTCCAGCTCGAGTAAATATAGCTGTCTTACCATATATGTCCCAGGTAACTTTAGAAGTATCAGTAAGGTAACCTTGTAAAATTTTCATTTCTTCTATCTTAAAATCAAATACGTTCTCAACAGTTAGTTTTCTAATAGCAGCATCTGTTTCTATTTTTGTTTGCTGTGTTTTCAGATGTAACTCTGCTCTAATCGATAGCTGTTTATTACGATACGCTGGGTCAGCAACATTTCTAAACAGTTGAATCATTTGATTTGCACTTAAATTTTGAGCCCTAGGGTCTATAACACCATCTATTTCTAAACTAAAAGTTCCTGTTATATCTAAGTTTGGAATTACTCGTACATTTGTACCTGTTGCGTCAGACCACAGTGCACTCATTCTTTCTGTACGACCTACGCCTATATCCATAGCTGCTTGTAGAACTGAAGCTTGTAATAACTGCACATCTGCGTCTTTTACTTTAGCTTCTGCATCGTAAATACTGTTTTCTAAATTTTTAAGCTCTTCTCTTTTTGTATAGTACTGGTCCATTCGACCGTTTTGTAAGATAATATCTAATAGTTTTGATTCATAGTTTATTTTGTTTCTTATCCTGTCTGCTTTTTTTGCTAAAATGTTTCTGTTTTCAATAGCTAATCTTACGTCCTTACCTAATTTAGTAGGGTTTTTTACATAAGCATCCGTTGGGTCTCCTTCAGTAACAAATTTTTTCTTGGCAAAGTCTTTTGCTGCAGCTGTTTCTTTTTTAGCTGTTTCTTTATCTTCTCCTAAAGTAGTGTCTACAAGACTTGACGGACTTCCGCTAGCTGGTGTTGTGTTTCCAGTATTAGTCTGAGCTACATCTGTATCTACATCTGTAGCTGTATCTGTAAATGGTATAAAACCTGCATCATCTAGTTTTTCTAAAAAGCTTTTTTCATCTGTAGCTGTACCTGTATCTGTAGCTGTATCTGTAGCTGTAGCTGTATCTGTATCTGTACTTGTATCTTTTTTAAGTGCAGGTTTTTGATTACTATAGTTATTTTTATAATTCAAACCTACTATTACATCCTGCACGTTTGGGTTTAAATCATCAACAGAACCAACGTTTGTACCATCTGCTCGTAAACCTTTTTGATAAGGCATAGCAGTTACATCACTAGAATCTGGAATCCTAGGTAGTCCCATTCTATCTGTGTATGCATCTCTTACTGCTTTATCATCACTATTCATTGCTTCGTATCCACGTCCACCAGGTGAATAATCTAATGTAAAATTAGGACTTCCTAAAGAGTTACGTTGCCTATAAAATCTATCTTTTAAAGTTTTAATATTTTGTTTAAATATTTGTTCTCTTGGAGTGTTAATGCTTAATGCACCTTCGCTTGCATCTGGTGCTCCATACTTATCAAATTCTACTTGATTTATAGGATATTCTTTTTGTAGGCCAAATTTTAATTTGTCTCTTTCTAAATTAGGGCGTGGTCTTACTTCATAATCTGATAGTTTACTACTTCTTAAATCTAAACCAGGTTTTGTTTTTTCAGGTATATCTAACTCAGGTCCTCTATTTCTTTCTAAGTTTTGCATTTGCAAACGTGAAAGTTCATCTCTTATTGTTTGCTCAGTTGTTAACTGTTTCTTGATGCCTGTTGTTATATCATCTGGATTAACCCCTAAAGCTTTAGATAAAATAGGCATTATGTTAAAACAAGCCCCGCTCCGTAAGATTGGTTGCCCCCAATCGCTTTTTGTAATTCGTCATCGTCTGCTCTACCATCATTAAATGTCCCTGGAGGTTGAGCTTTTTTCTCGCTTGATACTGGTGTCATAACTAGCCCAGCTAAATTTTTAGTTATTTGACTTCTTTCTGCGTCTGCTCTTGCAATTCCTTCCTTTCCAGCTTCTCGTAAATCATCTGATAAGGCACCAGATTGTGTTAAATAATTAGTATTAAAATCTGGGATAGCCTTATACGCATTACTTAATGCCTTGTCTTTCTCTGCTACACCCTGACTAAACCCAGCTGCAAACTCAGCACCTGCGTCTTTTGATATACGATAATTTGCACGAGCCATATCACCAGCTGATACATCTTTACCTTCAAGGTTTGCTTTTTCAAATGCATCCTTAACCGCACGAGCACCTGTAATTTTTGATGTCGCTGCTCTATTTAATCCAAACTGAACTGGGTCAATATAACCTGCATTAACCATTAATTGCTCGGCAAGTATTATTTGTTGGTCATATTTTTCTTTATTAGCTATTTTTAATTGTTCTAGTTCCGCTTGACGTAAAGCTACTACTTCTTGTTCTTCGTCAGTTAAAGCAGGCAATGCGTCTGGTACAAGCATTGTAGCTCCCATGCCAATCGCTGCTGTTAAAGTTACGGTTGCTAATCTTTCTGGGTCAGTAACTCGTTCAAATACTGCAGAACCAGTGTCTTTCATTACTTCCATAAAACTTTTCTCAGCAGCATCTTTAAGACCTTCTTCTACTACTACTTCCCCACTTGTTCTTAAAAGCCCTGGAGTTGCTGTTTCTGTAGCCGCTCCTTCAGCTAATGTAAGTCCAGCTTCTGACCCTGGAGCTGTTGCAGCAGCAGCTTCTGTTCCTGCAGAATATCCACCGATACCTCCAGCTAGTCCACCATACAATGCACCTTTACCTATATCTTGTCCTGTTACTGCTGCTGATACAGCACCTAAAGCTGCACCTGCCATAGCTGAAGCCATTACATTGCCTAAAACTGTACTCCCTACAGATGAAGCAATAGCTGAAGATAGTCCTATTGAAGTTGCAATAGCTGGAGCTGCAAAAGGTATTGCTACCATAGCAACCACAGACACTAATTTTCCTATCCCACCTTTATGCATTGTAGGTTCTATTGGTGATATTAAAGTATGGTCAGTAGGGCTTACTGAAACTATTAATGGGTTTATTCTTATAGTATCCATCTAGACCTCCGTCAAGTCTTGTCGCATTTGAGTATAGGTTGGTTTAAATCCTACCTCACTTAAAATTCTTTCCATAGCTGGAGGTACTGAACATTCAATTTTAGTAACCCCGCATATACGAGCCCATCCACAAACGTGTTGCCAGAACATTTTTATCATATTTTTTAAATCTTTACCACCTAATGCTACAACATTCATAGCTGTAAATCTTGGATAGTAGTTAAGTTCTAATACTAAAACTAATTTTACATCAGGTATTTCTGGTATGTCATCTTTAACCGCAATTATATACATCTGACCTTTCAGAGCACGGGTGTATATGTCTTCTACTTCCATCTCGCCGTGCATCTGTCTATCGATACATTTTTCTAACAAGGGTTTACACTGACCCCAATATTTATCTATAAGTTCTTTTGTGGAGAGAAGTTGTGGTGTGTATGTCGAATCAGTTGTATTTTTTATTTCATGTAGCATCTGGTTTATCCTCGTAGCTAGCTAACATTTTATCAAAGAAGTCTGTACCTTTTGCTCTAACAACATTTACTGGTATAACATATTCCCCACCTTCCATTTCAGCAATTTGGTCTCCTGCTACTTTAACGGGTATACCTCCGTCTTCATGGGGTGGGCCTTTTAGAACACCACCCTCTTGCATATCTTGCATAGGTTGGTTACTTGGTTGCATATTAGTAGATAAAGATTTAGCTGCTGTTAATAGAGCAATAACTAAACCTTCGTCGTAATCTAGTGGTAATTCTTCTTCTGTGGCTAATCCTTTTTGGATAGCAAATTGTCTAATCTGTGGATATAAGTTAGGATTTTGAACAACTGTTTTAGCAAGTTGTATAGCCATGTTAAGGTCTTCCATAGTTATCTCACCTGATTGTAGACCTGCTTCTATAGCTACTTTAATTCTTCCTGCTACTTCAGGATTTTGAGTTATCATCTGATTAATTTCTGTATCCATTCTATTACTATCCATAAGTTTAGATTGTTGAGGAAGAGTTTGTACTCCAGCTCTTTGCACCATACCTCCTTCTTGATATGACTGAACTGGGGTGGTCATAGGTTGTTCGTTACCCATATTTAATATAGATTGTATTTTATCTGGTAAATCTAAAGAAGTAGTACTTTCTTCATTTATACTTACTGTTGCTCCTAGCATTGGGTTTATATTATTTATCATACTTTACCTTTTAATTTGATTTATAAGAGCATTTAGTAAAGCTCTTGTACTAGCTAAATCATTAGCTAATGTTTGTACATCTGTTAATAGTTTACCATAATCTTCAAGACTAACAACATCTTGACCACTTATAGTAAAACCTTTACCTTTTGCTGATATCTGTTTCATTTTTTGTATTTGACCTTCACGTACAGTTATATCACCTTTAGTTATTGATTTGCTAACGTTGTCATCTTCGTTTCTAAACCCTGTAAGAAGTTCTACATTTTCTTTTACGGCTGCTATAAGTAAAGTTTGGGCATCTGTAATGCCTATAGGAACTTCTGGTATTGCAGTAAATCTATTGCTCATATGCTTTTTAATCCTATTGGCGTTTCACCAATATGTATTGCTCTAACTCTAGCTGAACCTGATACAGCTACTTCAAATGTATCCGACCTATACCCAGAAGGCAATCTAAATATATCACTAGATGTTACAGTGCCCTGAAATATAAGAACTTTGTCTGCAAAAAACTTAAACGTTACAGGTAAAGTTCCTGCAACATCTACTAAATTTTGAGTTTGCCCGTCTCCATTTATGGGGTACGCATTTAATGTTCCACTGTTTTCATCTCTTATACTACCATCCGTATAATCAGTTGGCCCATTAACAGTACCTAATTGTTGAGATGCAGCCCATACAGCTGCGTTAGATACAGCTACAGAGTTATTATAGTTAGTATTAATAAGTGTTTCTGCGTCAGTTACAGTATAGTCTGCTATAACTCTAGCAGCACCCATATTAGAATAATCTTGAGTAACTAAAGTTTTTGATTTCCATTCCATAGGAGCTAATACTTGTGTTTTATTATCCCACTGTAATATATCTGTAGACTCACTATCTACATAATACACTACGTTTGTTGTGCTATCTGTGTATGCTGCGGTAAACTTATAATTAATAGTAACAAAGTTAGGAGTTTCTCCAGACTCAAATATAAATGACCCAGATTCATGAGACCCAAAATATTTTCCATCATAGTAATGTCCTATAAGAGTAGAGGGGTCTAAATAATCTCCCCATGTATCCCAATCATGTACCTTTGAAGAAATTAAACTTACACCAGCTGATGGGTTGTAACTAATTAATCCTTGATGAGATGCCCATACTACTCCACCTCCTACAACTATTACTGAAGCTTTTGATAAACAAGGAAATTTAGTATCAATACGTGATGACGACATTGACGCTGGGCTTTTACCTGAGATTCTATGAGGGTAATTTTCCGTAAGAACTACAACAAAACTTCCTATTACTTTTATTGCTACTATATTATCATCTACAGTTAGTCTATATTTTTCAGGCCAAGCATGTGGTTTATTAGGAAAAGAAAAGCATACTTGGTTATCAAAAAAACCTACAAGCATGTTATTGTTCATACTGTGTATACCTTTCATAGTAGATTTTGGTTTATCATAAAACTCAGAACCTAGTATAATACTTAACCCTGAAACTGCGAAATCATCAATAAAGTCATGATTGCTATCCCCCCAATATCTAGCTGTATCGTCTATAGATTCAGCAACATCATGACACAAGACACCATTTGTATCTCCTGTAGTAGCAACATCACTACCAGAATCTGAATATGTAAAACTAGTTTTATTAATTACACTTACTACTATTCCGTCTGTAACATTAAATCCACCGCTATCTATAGTAGAACTTTTTATTTTAAATCTGTCTCCTGCAACCATGTTATGTGGATAAGCCAATATTACAGTAGCTACATTACTAGCCCTAGAAAAACTTACCGAAGACGTAAGAAACCATAAAGTATCTAATAAAAAATAATCAGATACTGATGGAGATGAAACACTACGATATATTTTTAAACCTCTTATAAAATTATCCCCAGAAGGTTTTGCAGTAGGTAAATTTGTTATAGTAACTGTCTGTCCTTCTTTTATATAAACTTCGTTTGAAACTGGAGAGGGTATTGACTCTTCCCCCCATGGTGTAATCCATGTGTATACATAAGTTCTAAGCTGTGTATTACCTGCCATATCAGCTCTACCAGTAGTATTAGATGTTTTAGCCACCGCATCACCAGGGCTGTAAAATTGAAAATCAGTAGTACTAATAACCGTTACTTCTACATTGGTAGCATTAAAAGACTTAGCTTCATCTGAAGTACCAAAGTCACGAATAGTTACAACATTACCTGTACGTAAATTATGTGTACCTCCATAAAATGTCGCCGTGTTCCCAGAGTCTCGTTCATAATGTGTAGAACTTACTACAGAAAAAGATGTTGCTGTAGCTGTTGCTGTAGCTGTTGGTATATCTAATCCTAATTCATAAAACCCACTAGCTGCTGGATAAGGTTCAGAGCCATCTGTTGCTAAGTCATAGTTAGAAACTTTAGGTACTCCGTCTCCTGTAAAATAAAAACGCTGTTCATTATCAGACGAGTCTGAAGCCGTTGCTATATCAACATCTGTAGTCCAACTAAGCCATACTAAAGCTGATGTATCAGGATTTTTTAATGCGTGTAAAGTTTTTATAGTGCCTGTTCTTTCTACATTATCTGCAACAACTGGAGTTCTGTAAGGGACTAAATCACCTGACGACAACTTTACATTAAGTGCTTCTTGTGCAGCACCTTGAGGTATTAACTCAGAAGATTGTTTGGATATTTCCCCAAGAAAATTATTTAATTTAAATGCAGCCATTATGAATCCCTCTTTTCAATTTCAGTTTTTAATACAAAGAACCATACGGAATCATTCATTGTAGCAATCTTAGTGTTATCAATAATAGCCCCATAATGAGCATGTAGCATAACTAAAGTATCATAATACTTAATACCCTGTACAAACTTAATTATTTCTGTAGTGTTCTTAGATTGTTCCATATCTATTTCCTAGTAAGTGAACCACCGAAATACAATCCTATGATAGAAAAAATTGTGTGAGATTGTAAGTTTGTAATAAAGATTGTGTTGCCTTGTTCAAAATAAGATGTTTCATAAGTAGAACCAAATATCCACCAACCACTGTCTGCTTCCGTTACTATTTGATAAGCCACATTAACATCGGTAAAAATAGGAGCCATAATAGGTACCACAATAATAGAGAATACGCACATCAAGGCAATCCAACGCCTTGTGTGTTTGGTGTGTGGGTCAGAGACTGCTCTAGCTTTATCAGTTTGTTTAGCTGCAAACTCTGCTCGTTGCATTAACATCTTCTCTCTTTCAGCTTCTGCTTGTCCTTTCTGTGCCATGATAGACATTACGCCACCTAGTACAGTAGACGCTAACATTGACAGTAATTCCATTGGTATCATAGTCCACCCCCTAATGGGTTATCACTTCGAGCTTTAATAGCATCTATCTTTGCTTTAATCACTTCTATTTCAGCACGATTAAGTTCCATCTGTTTTACATCAGGAAATGACTTCCCTTCTAACACAGCTAAACGATTTGAGATTTCCCCAAATTTAGCAAATCCTCCACCAATAGCTCCTACTATTGAGAGCAATACTCCCCATGTTTTTATATCTTTAAAATCCATCCTTTATCCTCCTTAGTTCTTCTTGGGCTCTTATAAGAGCATCATCAGCTTCTTCAATTTGTTTTTGATTACGAAAGACCACGTCATTATAAACATCTTGATTCTCAGCATATAACACTCTATTGTCAGCATAGTTTCTGGTTTCATAATAATCTCCTCCATTGATAATGGGTTGGTTATTAAATATATCTTGATTAATGCTATCATAAGTGTCAAGTATATTATTATTTTGCATAGCCTTGGCTACTATCATTGATGTAGCTATAAGCCTTTGGTCTATTCTTTTTACGGTTTCACTAACTTTTTTCTCTATGTCTTCGATTGAAATAGTTCTAGTAGATACTCTAGGACTTCTTTCATTCCTGCTTTCCGCCACCGTTTCAGTTCCGCTTTCGAGGGTTTCTTCTGAATCAGCAACCTCAGTTCCTCCATCTCCTGATTCACTATCTGTTGTTTCTCCTTCTCCGATAGTTTCATCTGTTACTTCTTCTTCAGCAATGACAGTATCTTCTGTATTACTACCATTAGAAACTGTTTCAGACTCGTTAGATACCTCACTAGTTTCAAGTGTAGATTCTTCAGATTCTGTTTCTGAAACTTCTGCGACAGACTCTTCTGCTGGTTCTCCTTCAACAACTTCTTCTCGTGTAGGCTCTGGCTCAACTTCTCCGCTGTACTCAACGGTTTCTTCGATGGTCGGCCCAGTTTCTCTTGTCTCAACGAACTCTTCTTCAATTTGGATTTCTGCTGCGATTTCTTCGATGGTCGCTGGTTCTTCATATGCTACCTCCATTGGTATAATTTCTTCTTCAATAGCTATGGTAAATATCTCAACAATACCTGTATTGATTTCTTCTATGGCTATTTCTTCAAATGTTATTTCTTCTATCATTTCAAATGTTATCTCTGGTTCTTCAAAAACTTCAAAGACAAATTCTTCTATAGGTATAAATTCTACAGTTTCTATTTCTGTGGATAATACTTCTTCTATCTCTTCAAATGCTGTGGCTATAATTGCTGACTCTGTAGCTGACAATACAGTGTCATCATATGTCATAGTTACAGATATATTATCAACATTAGGCCCACCAAGATTAGCAGGACTATTACCGTCAGAGCCACTAATAAGAATATTTCCCCCATTAGACCCTGTCCCAGTAAACGAAACGCTATCTGTAAAATCTTTTCCATTAATCCCCGTAACATTAGTTCTCTCCTGTGTTGTTACTGACAACACGTTGTCATTTATATCTTTAATCTGTAACCTAATCGTAAAGGTATCGGCTGGGCCTGACCCACCCCAGCAACCAGCAACAGCACACTCTCCATTTTGCATGAGTACAGATGAGTTCAATGTAACGCCATTATTAAGCATTGGTTGAGTTATAGTTTCTGATGTTAAATCAAATGATTGTTCAATACTTCCACTATTTCCAAATTCATAGTCATATGATGAGCCACAACAATCTGAAATAACTGTTCCATTTCCAATTTGTGTCCAACCATTAGCATTTCCGTTTTCAAATGTACCATTAGTAATTAAATTGCCAGTAGTTTGACTTTCAGCAAATAATGTTAATGGGAATAATAATGGTATTAAGTATTTCATTGTTTCTCTATTGGATAAATTTCTTGTTCATTAGAACCCCATATAGGTTCTCCTATTTCTACCTTGTAAGTAGCACAACTACTTAGCATCAGGCTTAGTATTAGTATTCTCATTCTTATTCCAAGTCATGCTGGGTTTAGTTGTTGCATTGCTTAATTCTTCCTTACGCTTCTCCATCCATCTTTCTTTAGCTTTAGCCCCAATCAACCCCTCAATAGGGCATGGTGTACCTGCATCCATCATGGCTTGCCACACGTGAACGTCTTGACAGGCAAGACTAATTGCAGCCACCTTCATTCCAAGTCTAGATAATACAGCAATTTTTTTTCTGCGTTCACACGATTCGTCAGTATAATAGCTCCCAAAACTTCCAGAGAAGCCGATTACAGTTATTCCTGCTGCTAGTGGTATAACACAACTGTCTTGACCATAAACACTCATACTGGGTGCATTAGAGGGGTTTACAGCAGTTTTAGTATTGGTGCTGTTATTGGTTTCGTTATTTGTAGTTGTATTACTTGATGACCCAGATTGATAAGTCGTTGATGACTCGTAGCCACCTGTGATTGCAGTATTACTTCCAGCGTTATTTGTTTGAGAGTTAGTTGTTGAGCCTGATGAGGTTACATCTGCTCTAGCTTCCAGAGTAAGTAATAAAGCTACTACTATCATAACTACTACTGCTTTTGCTATGAACTTCCAATCCATTACTTTTTCTTTTTCTTCTTGTTTTTATCTTTTTTAGGCGGCCTACCTTTTTTACTACCATATGTTCCTTTTCCTTGCGGCATAATGTTTCTCCTATAAAAGTTTTAATATGTCTGTAAATTTATCGCTCATCAAAACAAAGACTACAATAGCCCCATAAATAATATACTGGGCTTTAAAGATTGCTCTTTTAACATCTCTAACATCACATTTAAGGACATCAATATCTCTTTGCATATGAGCAAGATGATTGTTTTTGATTAAATCAATATCTTTTTTGAGTAGTTCTATTTCTGTTTGTATATCTTTGTTATCCATTACTTTCTGCCTTTTTTACCGCATCTGTTTGGTCTATTACATTTGTTACTGTAGTAACCTCTTCTAGTTCAGGTTCTTCTACTACTACACAACCTTCTACCATTGTTTTACTTCTAGCTATAGTTCCATTAGGGAACATTAATAAAGGTGTTTGTTTATAAGATGACATAGTTTAATACCATAGTTGAATCGTTAGCTAAAGTTCCGCCTGATTTATTTGTAACACTAACTTTAAACGAACCTGATACTACTGTATGTATATCTATATGACATTTAAGGCTACATACTCCAATAACTACTGACGTTGCAGCACATTTATCTGATGTCACAGTAAAGTCAGCTAATACAGCATCGTCAGCTAAAGTCCCGTCTAAAGTTAAAGTATGAGATATGTTGTAATTATTTTCAGTAAAACTACCAGCACTACTTGCTTCATCAGAAGTAGCAGCTGATTTTGTTAGAACGATACCTGAGCCAGTTTCTGCTGTGAACACGTTTGCAGTAAACTTAAAGTCATCTGCATTAGCTATTTTAATATCTATTTGGTCATCTGTATCTGCTGTTATACTTGTATCCCCATCAACGTCAAGAATAAATTCAACCCCATTTAAATCCCTTGACTCTGATAATATATCCTCAAAAACTTTTGCATTCGGTCTAAGTTCAAATCTATCACCTGTTATAAAAGCCCTAGCTGAAGTATTATCTTGAGCTCTTGTAACTGTCATAGAGTCAGTAGAACGAGTAGTAACTTTTACTACTTCAAGATTATTTGAGCTATCAATAAGAGTCGCATAAAAATAATCATCAGAACTAGTAGTAGGAAACTTAGCTCCTTGCCCAGCAGTAAGAGCGATTGTAGTAATAGAATCATTAATCCCAGCAGCTAAAGTACCAAATGCATTATTTTTTAGTTTGACTCCCATTTAATAAGCTAACCCCACTGTTCCATTAGTTCCTACAATACTGTTTTCAGCAACAGCATAGTAAATGTATTTATAGTCTGTCCAGTTATGAATACCATCTGTATCTCTTGGTTTAAATCCTGTTGAATACAAATCTATATCTCCACTTGTGGTGTTCTCAGCATTAGCACTATTAAGCAGTATTTTATATTCTGTTGTATTTCCTTGTGTACCTTGTGTGCCATCTTTTTCAATCTTTCCTCTTGCGATATCTGCCACTTGCCAATTTTCGTTACCATCAGTTCTTTTAATAATAACCATGCTTGGTCTAAAGCCTGTGTAAACGAATGGTCCATTAGCATTATTTTCCACACCATGATATGTTCCTATACTAGAAAATCCTCTTACTTCTGCAAAGCAATAAGCAACATAAGTCCAAGTGTTATAGTTTGCTTCTCCATTAGTAGTATCTGGTCCAACAGAAAACACACTAGATGTTGGCATAGTATCATTCCAATATTGGTTACTATCAGAAACACCACTTGTTGTATCTAATCTTATATGGTCTGTTGCTGGGTCGCTTGTTACACCTGTATCGAAGTGACCAACTGCCCATGAGGAATTATTATTCATAGCTTTAATAAGAATCATTTTAGGTGCAACACCTAGTCCATGACCTATTGTTCCAGCACTTCCTGTTCCTGTATAAGTCACAATCGAAAATCCAGCAGTAGCATTTGCTTGTACTGTTGCTGTTATCGAGCCATCAGAATTTGAGGAAGTAGTACCACCATTAGCTTTCCACATCCATGCAGCAAATTGATTACCATTTTTATTTCCTATTGGGTCACTAGACATTGTTGCAATAGTAAATCCATCACTAGTAAATGCAGTTAAACTAGCATCTATCGTTCCTGAATCATTATTATTATTTACTGATGTAACAGCATCAAGTTTCAACCATTTCTTAATACCTCTAGTAGAGTCATAACAACCCCAAGAATGTGCTTCTGTTCTGTCTTTTGTCCAAACTAAATCAGGTTTAAATCCTACGCCTGTTATAGTTTTTGCTGATGAACTACCAGCATAAGTTTGCACATCAAAATGTGCTTTCGGTTTTGCTATTGCTGTATAATTTGCCATAATTTAACTCCTAGTTTGCAGTGCTTTAGTACACACTGCATAAAATCCTGATGGAGGTGCATATTCAAATGCTCCATTCCCATCCCCATCTGCAACAGCACTTGATACTGCTGTTGTTCCAAATCTTCCCTCTCCGAAATTACAATAAACAGTATTTGGGTTTGCACCAGCACCGCCGCCATAACTTCTTTGATAAACTGATACTGCTGGTCTAAAAAATGCTCCATTAGCTGTCCATGTTTTATGTGCATTAGAACCACTAGCTATTTCTGATGATGATGTTGTTGTATTAGTTCCTGGCACAGTATTCCATGTACCATTTTTACCCCACCATATCTTTCCAGCGTCTAAATCGTAAGCAATCATACAGATATCTCCATCTGCAAAATTTGCAATAGCACTACCACTACCATCATTCCATGCTGCTTCTGTGTTATCTCCCCTTTGTATTAATGTTGCTGTGTCCATTTGAAAACCAAATCCATCTCCCTCATTTCCTTGAAGAAAAGGAGAACGATAATGTGTATTTAACATTTTAGATACTGCTAAAGTGTTTGCTTTACTTATCCCAGCAGTAGAGTACATACCCTCTACATGTTTAACTTCAAAATACCATTTGCCACCTGTTGAGCCTAATGTACCAACACTTCCTTTTGGTCCATCATTTCCATAATCTGCATCTGTAAAAGCTGTTGCACCATATTTAAGACCAGTAGTAATATTAGTGTTATATGTTTCATTATGATTTAAAGTGCAAAATAAATTACTAGGTGTACTAGCTGATTGTTTTAAACTTCCACTTACTGTCCATGTTTTAGAATTACCTGATGAATCAGTACCCAATGCACCACTATTCTCAAACTTTAAAAAGAATCCATTAGTTCCGTAAGTCACTGATGGACTTAAAATTGGTTTCCATTCTCCTGTTGTACTATCAGTTTCTCCAAATGTTGATGCTGTTAGAGCAGTGCCATCTACAAAATGAAAATGAGCTAGGTTAAAGTTTGCATAAGAACTACTGTATTTGCCTATATATTCTGCTTTATCTCCTTGATTAAAATGAGTATCACTATTTTGAGTAAAGCCATTTGATTGTGTTGATTCTGCCCATAAAAGATTTTGCTCTCCATTTACCCAAAGTTTTAATCTGTTTGCTGCTGTTGCTTGTGTAGTATCTATGGCAATAACGTAATGATACCAACTTGCTGTATCTCTAAATTTTCTTTCAGTAGTAAATCTTAATGTTTCTCCACCAATACCTGATTGACTTCTTATGTCTAGTCTGTCTGTACTAGCAAAATTAATAAAATGTGATGCGTATGTTGTTTGGTCATCTCCTATAAATTGGTCGCCCTCTGCACCAATATGATTTCTTTTAACCCAAAAACTGAAAGTCATTGTCTTTCTATTTCCAGCACTACCAAAGTCTTTTGTTAAATATGAATTTGCCATTAGTTAAATTGTCCTGAATTACTCATTCCTACTGTTACTGTTATACTAAATGCTCTATCTGCTGTTTGCGATTCTGCATCTGTTACCCTAGCTGTAAAATTATATGTTGTTTCAGCACTAGCCCCAGATTCTGTGCCTGTGATAGCTCCTGTTGAGCTGTTTAAACTAGCACCACCTGGCATTGAACCACTTGCTACGGAGTAAGCTAATGTTGAATCTCCTGTTGCAGCAATAGTAAAACTCATTGAGCCACCGCCAGCAACAGTTCCCAAACTGCCTGCCCCTGTTGTCCAAGTTGGTTCATCTGATACTGTAAGCAATGCTGATGAACTTCTTACTGCTAATCCATCAGGGTTTTCTACTCTTAAAAAGTAAGTACCATCTGTTGGTAGTGTTAAATTAGCAACGATTGTTGTTGCACCTGAAAATGAAACCGAATTTGCATTTATAATTGCACCACTTGTACTCCATGCTTCTACATTTGGAACAGTTACAAAACCTGAGCCTGTAATTGTTACGTTAGTTGCACTATTTGTAATTGTTGATGGACTAATACTACTTATAGCTGGGTATGAAGTCGTTGCTGCTGTTTGCCATTCAGGTGCTGATGCACCACCATTCATAGCTAGTACCTGATTAGCTGAACCCTTAGCTAGCCTAGCTAATGTTGTTGTATTAGATGCGTATAAAACATCACCTGCTGCAAAAGAAGAAGCTAAATTACCAAATTGACTGTTTAAATCTGCTAAACCTTGTGCAGTAATCCTAAGTTCAATTCTATCACCTGTAGAAAAAGCTCTAGCTGAAGTGCTTTCTTGGGCTCTAACTATTGTAAGAACATCACTAGACCTTCCAGTACATTTTACAACTTCTAAATTATTTGAACCATCAATGAGCGTAGCATAGAAATAATCACTACCTGTAACGGTAGGGAATCTAGCATTTCCATGCCCTGATGCTACAGTAACACTAGTAACCGAATCATTAATACTTGAAGCTAATGTAGAGTGTGCATTATTTTTAAATAAAACAGCCATTAAACAAATCTCCTTTTATTAACTTACAGTCACAGTCCAAGTAATACCTAATGTATCCCCAGAAGCTTTATTAATTACAGAAAACACAGTCCTACATAGCAAAGTTCCGCTTGAACTTGCATTAAGTAGTCCTGCTTCAGTTATTGCCCCAGTGCCTGTTCCTGCTGGAAAAGATGCAACATAAGCCACACTGTTAGTTGTAACAGTTGTAGACGTAAGTGCTACTCGTCCTGCTTCACTGCCAAGAGCAGTATTTCCAGCCGCTGCTGAAGTACTACCTGTGCCAATAGCCATATGTGTCATAGCAGTAGCAGAAGCGTCTTTCATTCTAGATGCAATAAAGTTTTTTCCTGTAGTAACAACTAAATTAGGAACTTCTACTTCCTGTTTAATTTTACCTTCTGGATTGGTAACTGTAATCTTTAAGTCACCTTTCATTTTTATTAAATCACTTATCATAATTTATCCTCTATTCATACCCTCCAGGATTAATTGGAGTTTGGTTAAAATAATGTCCTCCTAATGTAGTGTCATCTACATCAGTATACACGTAATTGATTGCTAATCCACCACTGTCCCCAGGTGTAACACTGTCTGTTGGTGCTAAACTTGGTTGTAACACTGGCGAATCTGAAACAGAAAAACTATCCGATTTACCTGCAGGTGTTACATTTAATGCTGGTGAATCTGCTATAGATGGTGTGTCTGCTAAATCATATTCAAACTGAACGACAATACTATCAGACACAGTAATTGGGTCTGGGTCTATATCAGTATCAGATAAATCAAAATCAATTTCAGATTGAAAGATTTTGCTTGGAGTCGCTGAAATATTAGCAGTATCAGCTAAAACTTGTGAGAGATTAAATACTGGAGTATCTGACACAGAAAATGAATCAGTAGAAACTTGACTTACATTTATAACTGGGGTTTCTGTTATAGATGGTGTGTCACTTAAAACAGAACTTACAGTTTTTATATCTACTTCTGATATACTAACTGAAATACCTGCCATAGTTCTAGTTGGTATTAATTCATGGCTAGATAACGATATACTTGTTCCTAAAGCTGAAGATGCAACAACCTCTGTTTCACCAGATACAGCTGAAGAAATACTACTAACACTTACTGTAAATGATATGGCTGTTGCTGCTAAAGCTGATGTAAGTTTTATATTAGCCACTAGAAACTACCCCTTACTCTAAATTTTAATAAATCATATACTGTATGTAAGCTACCATTATAATTAACTATAATTTCTCCTTCATACGAGCCTTCATCAACATCTAATACGCCACCTGAAAAACTAAATTGTATTTTACCATCTGAACCATCTGTTGTTTTTGCACAACTTATTGTAGATAATACTGATGTACCACCTACAGCTCTAAACTTTACAGACACCGAAGTAGTTCCAGCAGATAAATCTAGTGCTGTGTTAGCTACATCATCAGTTAAAGTTAATATAACTAACGGTAACTCATCTCCTTTAACTAATTTTATTACATCCGACATAGCTTACCTCTTAAAATCGTTGTGCTTCAACTCTCATTGAAGCCCTACCCGCACCTAAATTAGCTCTAGCTCTACGTTCCTGCAATTTAAATATAAATTGTTTCGCATGGTACGAGGCTAATTCTCTATCACTCCAACTTCTATCTGGTAACACCAGTAGATGTTGTAGTGCTCCATGCATAACAACATTTTCTAATTCGTCTAAAACAGATTTATCCATACTATCTGCTGTTCTTAAAGGTTTTAAACACACAATCATTCGTACATCATATGACTCAGCATCATCTGGTATGGGGGCGACTGAAAAATGGTCTGGGTCTAATTGTGTTATATGCCTAGGTTTTGCTCTTGATGTAGTAGGTTGATTAGGCCATTTAGGGTATAAATCATATAGTTTATCTAATGTAACAGGCGTTAGTTTATCATCATTTACTGTAGCTGTAATAAAAGCATGTACTTCAGCATCAGTAGGGCTTTCATAAGCATAGTCATGTGCTCCTACAACTAAACGTATTCGTGGTTGTTCGTACCTCCACGCAAGAGTACGTTCACACGCTTCGATTGCTGCATCACGAACGTATTGCTCTATGATTGGCGTAGGACACCCAGGTACACTAGGTGATAATCTATTTACAATATCGAGAAATGTTCTAGTGCCCGCCATTATGTTAAGTCCTCTGTAACGTTAGTTTTTGATGTATTAACTGATATTAAACCACCTTCTTCTGTATCTGTAAGAAGTCTAGATTGAGCATTATACCCTAACGCATTTATCATTGACTTATAAAACATTGATGCTCTATTTGAATTTACATGTTCATTATCTACTGACTCAGCTAAAAATATGGTTCCATCGACCACCACTGGGAAATAAGCATCTGATAATAAATCAACCGTTGTAGTGCCATCATAAGTAGGTGGGCTTTGTGAATATTCAATATCTAATACTTGACCAGCTGGAGATTTTGGGTATATAAAAAATTTATTGGCATTTCTTGTATGTCTCATCCAGTTTACTGCTGCTGATGCAGTATCATTCATCCATTGGGGATATGCTTGGTCTAACGATTCTCTGTTAGTTTCTATACATCCGTTGCCGCCGCTTACCGAAAAAACTTCCATAATACGCAATGAGTCGGTAGGTGCTGACTGTATAGCTTCGTCCGTTGTACAAGTCATTGTTGTTACTTTAGCAAACAAGTCAGGTCTAAGCACTGCAATACGTCTTAAAGCTTGGTTTGCAAACCCTAAAAGAACCGTATCAGAATATCTTTGAGGAGAATTTTCATCCTGTAACATTCGTCTAACTTCAGTAACTACATCATTTAAAATCATTTTTTACCTTTGCTAGTTTTCTTTATACTTTTAGTAACTTCCTCTTCTAATTCTACCTTAGATGTTTTTTTAACTGGAATGTTTTTTGTTTCTAATTTAACTTTTGGTTTACGACTTTTTTGTTCTTTAGTCATAAATTTTTCTGGAAACGCTTGTTCCTCAGTAACTTCTTCAGTTTTAGGATTCTCTGCAAGGATTTCATTCCATCCATAGATAGTCCCATCAACTATATTTCTTAACCATCTTCCTGCCATTTGTATCTCCTATGTTATAGTCGGGGGGCGAACCCCCCGACCGTTGCTATGTTTTGTTATGAACAGTCAACAACAACTGCCCACACTTTAATTACAGCACTATCAGTTACAGCACCAGATACACCAATAAGCATATCAATAGTGTCTGCAGCTGCAAAGTAATGGCTTTGGTTATCGCCATCTAACCCTGCACCGTTTGATGAAGTGGTTCCTGCTGAGTTAGCATCACCTCCATCAACAAACAAATCAACATCACCACCAGTTAAACCGATGTCAAATGTTGACGCCGCACCTTCCGCAGTTACTGTAGTTGCACCTACCGCCAACACTAAAGTGTTCGCTGGTACTTGCAGTACTTGGAGAGAATCTCCAGCCGCCAGTGCCGTAGCACCTGCTGTAGCTCTGTCCGCAGTTATGGTAGCAAAATTTAAATTCACTTCCATGTAGCCGACTCTGTTAATGCCTTTGGCAGGGTGTGCCGCAGAACCTTTATCAAAGCCATGCGTGTCTGTATATGCAGCCATGTTAGTCTCCTAAGTTACACGGTAACAATACCAACAGCTAAAGCTTCTGGTTTTACAACTTTGTATCCATAAACTTGTAGCCCTCTGATAATGTTTCCGAAGGTTGATTCTGAACGGATTGTCTCCATATTCGTCATTTGTGACGCAAATGTTAACCCCATTTTGTGACCAGCAATAATGCTGAACTCACTTCCGTTCTTGTATAGGTTGTGACTTACATAGACTGTAAATCTATCTATCATTCCTAAACGACCATTTCTCAATGGAGATGTACCATCCCCAGTAATAGATGCGTCTTTTAAGTCAGACATTTTGATGTGACCAGCCATCTTAGCAGGGATAACGATAAATCTATCGCTCTCTGGACAGTTAGCCTCATCAAGTACAGTACCCATATTAATGATTTGGTCTATAGCATTAGTTTTAGTAATAGCCACAGGTGAACTGGTAACCCCGATATTGAGGTCAGCAGAAATAGCACCAGCTGTAGCACCTTTGTTACTAGCTGATATATCAGTTAACATGTCAGTTAAAATACGATTATCGATTTTAATCTTCATACGCTCTGAAGCGTCTTTAGACCATGTATCCATCATATTTATATCTGATTGTACTTGGTCAACATCATCTTCAACAGCAGCGAAATATTCACCTTTGTCAATAATGAGTTGTAGTTTAGCTTTGTCAGGGTTCTCAACACTTAGTGTTTGTCCTTTGACATAAGTTTGAATAGTGAGTTCAGGGGTTGTACGAATATTAACCGTATCTCCCATACTTTTAATCTCACCTTCATAGTCAGTGTTTGAGATTGCTGCGAGCACTGTTGTGTCGTAGAAATTCTCAATCAACTTACCAGACCAAATCTCAGGTATAAAGTTTCCTGTATACGTAGGATGTCCTGGTGATGTTGCAAAAGCCATAATAGCCTCCTAGTTTGTTAAATTACGCAATGCGACCTTCTTGCTGTGCAGCAAAAATGTCACGCTCTTTTTTTGCACGTTCATCTTCACGGCCTTTATATTTACCAAATCTAACATCTTCAAAAAATTTTGTGATGTCAGCTCTAGAATATGTCTTGCCTTCACTAGCAGTAGGTTTTGTAGTGCGTCCTCGCCCTGGTGCAACCTGTTTTGCTAGTTCTGAATTAGAACTGCGGGTTTCACGAGCATCATTAGCATTACCAGTAGCCTGTTCATAAGTAGAAAAAAATTTAATCACCCTATTAACATCTAGTTTTTTTTGTGCGTCCGCTAGATAGGTTTGGCGATTAATACCTGTTAGAGGGTCAATTTCAAGCAACCATGACTGAAAGTCTTGATTACTATTAATTTCATTCCAATTAGGTACTTCTTGGGTTAACATATTCCAAAATTGTTTTTCCTCAGTCGATTTTTGAGACTGTTGTACTTGTGGTACCACAGCTTGCAACTGTCTAAGGTTTTCTTCCAACTGATTTACACGAGCCAATTCTGGTGCAAATTCTTCTTTTGCTGCTTTACGCATAATATCTATAGAATCACCGTATTCTTTAACATCGTCTTCCGTAATTAACTTCTGGACAGGTGCTGGTTTAGCGGCTTTTTCTTCTTTATTAATTGTTCCTAGCAAAGTTTCTAGTTGGGCTACACGGCCATTTAAATTTCTGTTCTCCGAATTTAATCGTGGAACATCATTATTATACATGCCTTGTAACGTCCTGTACTTTTGTTCCCATTCATCTTTATTCTGTTTACTATCTGAAGTGCTGTGCTCATCAGCATCAGATTTGGTTGCTTGTTCTTCTACACTGTCGGAAGGTGTCGATGTTGTTTCCTCAACAGGTACTTCAGTCTTAGTCTCAGCTTTAGTTTCTGGTGTATTTTCTTCTACACTTTCTTCTTTAGCATTCTTCTCTGGTTCTGTGTTGAGTTCCTTGTACAACGCTTGTACATCCTCAGATTGTTTTTGAACTTGCTTTGGTATTGCCATAATGTTTTCGCTCCTATTGGTGTGCGTTATTTAACAGCTGTCTCATGACTTTGCTGTATAGTTTGGGGATTCTTTAATGAGTTTTACTAACTCTCCTAAAATCTGACATCGTCCCTGTGCGAGTGCCACATTCTGTGTAACATTTGGTAGCTGCTCCAACTCATGTTTACGCCATGCTTCTAACCATTTTACAATGTCAGTGTGTTGGCGTTCAACAGTCGCTAGAGATTTAACAACTTTAAGGTCTGGTCTTATCATGACTTACTCCCAATGCTACGGTTGTTAACTATGTTTGCATCCATTCCACCTTTTGGGCTACCATCTGGTTGAGTTGGTGTACCGCTCTTCATTGGAGGCTGTTGGGCTTGTTCAGCCTCAACCTGCTGTTTCGCAGCCAACTCTTGCAGATAAGTACCTTTCTCCCTAGAAGGAACGATTTCATCCACAGGCATTTGCAAACTCTTAGCCACTTCTCGAAGTATCGAGGCACGGCCTTCTTTACCAACGATACCCATATCGATTTCATTGGCGGTTGCGTTAAGAAATTCTATTCTTCTGACGTTAACAGTTTCTTTAACTGCGAGATTAATTGCACCTTTTGGTAATATCTCTACGTCACCTTTAATTGATTCGTCTTCATCATATCGCATGTTATATACAAACTGTCTATGAATAATTGGTTTCATGACATCACTGTCAATATGCATAACTACTTGGCGTATGCCTTTACCTGCAGACCCCATCAACATTGAAAGACCTGACGCTGTGCGTCCAGCTCCTTTAACATTCAAATCTCCTTGGAGATAAGATGGTATGCCTGAGTGGTCATCAGCTAGTTTAGCAAATCTATCATACACACCCATTAATGTATTAGCATTATCATCGGGCTGTGTAAATCTTACAGCAGGAGAACTAGAACCCAGTGGGTCATTAGTTACTTGCCATATCTTCCATGGGTGCATTTGTGTAATATCTTCATTAGGTGGAATCCTTTCGAGGTTAACTTCAACCTGTGGTCCACTTGATATACCCATGTTATTAACTAATGCACGGGCTGCAGCATTACATACACCTTGTAAATCTTCTATAATCTCTGGTATTCCTTTACCCCAGAATGCTCCTGGGTGTTTAATAAATGATGTTTTAGCATAAGGCTTTTCACCTAATGGGTCATAGTTAAGCACTGCTTTAATAACATAGTTACCTACAATCCAAACATTAGCATCATATTCACGAGCTTCATCTATTTCTTCGCTTTCATCTTCTAATCCCCATTCTTTTAACATCTTACCACTTACCTTACCCCAGAACTCTAGGGCATCAAATATTTCAGTAGGTCTGTCAAACGTATGGAACTTTCTTTCTTCTTCATCCTTAGCTAACTCTATATCATCATTAATCCAAGATTGCCCATTACCAATATCTAAAACTTTTCTAACTGCTTCTTCATCATACCCAGGTACACCAATTAAATCAGATAAGTCCATACGACTTAATGGGTGATGCTCAAATAAATATCCATCATTAATGTTTGAAATCCCAGGTTCTGGATACATTCTAAATGGGTCAACACGTTCAAACTCTGGAGCTATAACTTCATCTGCTTCAACAACAGTCTTGCCTTCTTCATTTTGAGTGTAGGCTAATCTTCTTTGTCTACGAACTACAGGCCCTTTTATAAAAGCACATGGGTACGTAACTAAATCTGTAATAAAATCATTGAACGATTCCGACCAACCACCTTGAGCAAACTGGTCTGATATCTTTAGCTTCATTCTTTTAGCCCTATCATCAGCAGCTTGTAGTAATTTAAATCTATATTCTTGAGATATCATCTCTTTTAGCTCAGCCATTTTATCTGAAGTCGGTGCTTGTCCTTCTTCCTCAACAAGTTTAACTACTTCTGCGGCAAAAGCATTTTGCACTTCTTCTAAATGTGCAGGTGATAATTCTGGTATGGGTGTGGGTTGTATATCCCACGGAGGTGTGCCTGTATCTAATAAGATATCTCTAAGCCAGCTTTCAGCGGCTCGGCATTTAACTTCTGTTATCATCATGTAGATATCAGAGCCACCTTGTGCTTGTATTTGAGCTAACTTATCAGCTTCATACTCTCCGTTTCTCTGTCTGAGACCTTTGAGCATTATATTTTCTATAGGTTTCTTAGCTTGTCTAGCTGCATCCCAGCATTCACGCATGTAAGAAGCAAGCCCTAGAATAACTGCTTCACTCTGCCGTTCTTCCATTTCTTTTTCTAATTGCTCTTTCTCTTTTTTAACGAGCTCTTCATTACCTATTACTTGTAATACCATAATTTATTTTGGCTCTGGTCTTTTAATCGGTACACCCATTATATCTATATATTTACCTGGGTTCTTTATAGAATCTTTTACTATTGCTTCTGCCTCTTCTCTAGAAGTATCTTCATTTAAAAACTCTTGCATAGCTTTCATTCTTTCATCTTCTGTTACTACCGTTTTACCATCCTTGTATTCTTTCGTTTCAACAAGTCCACCATCCCTATAGCTTTTAATAGTATAGTTCTTTGAACCGTTCTTCATTTTATATCCCATAACAATCCTCTTCTAAATAATTTTAACATTACTATAAAAAGGTTCCCCTGTCTAATCATGAATAACAGAGGAACCAGAAAGGTAGTAACTATACATATGAGGAAAATAGTTACAAAGTCGCACAAATGAGTAAACCGACTTTATTTGAACGTATCATGTCCAACCACCTGACGCAACTGATTTAACATCACGTTTCTGTATCATAAATCCTTCTGCTGTTGTATTAATGTGTAACATTAAATACTGTAAAGCTTCCGCAACATGCGAATGTTTATTCTTATCTATACTTCCATTCTTCTTATGGAACCTATATCCACCCATCATTGCAGCTTTAAGCCTAGAACATCTAGGGTCTACTAAGAACGCAGAGTCTCCATCTACTTGACGCATAAGGAAATCATCTACTGCTGAAAGCCTAGCTGAGACATTATTAGTTTTAGCTGACATAACCCTTAAGCCTTCAGCCTTTATTATATCTACTGCTGAACGTTCATCTGTTTGGGCTCGTTGTATCCCCGCAGGGTCTGTAATAATTATCACAGGACTACTTGCGTACTTTTCTATAATCAGGGGTTTTAAAACTGTACGTATAAATCGTTGTATGCCCATATCAAAACTTACAGCTTCGTCAAGTATAAGTACTCTACCTCGTGGGTCTTGTTGTCCTATAACAGCTGCAGGTGTTAGTCCTAAGTCCATACCAATAACAATCGGTCTAACTCCATTAACTATAGGTTGTAAAGTTTGGTCTGCCATATGGTAGTCAGGTCTAAAGTATTTATACACAGGTTGCCCTGCAGTACTTAACCCATACTCTCCATCAATGTACACACGAATATATTCATCTGACCTACCTTGTGTATCATAATATCCTTCAGGCAAGTTCTTTATGTTTTCTGCAAAAGGGCTTCTACCCGATGGCTGTTTGAATACATCCCACCCATTATCATTAAGTGAAACACCATCCGAGGGGTCGAGGTGTTCCATCTGATAATACCACCATGTATCCATTGTGGGAGGGTTGGTGTCCCCCCACATCCCGAACCATGTAGGCCCACCATCTTTTGCTGATGGATATCGGCCAATACGTTTTGACATGGCGTCTACAATGTCTGGGTTTATATCCCGACACTCATTAAACCATGCAAACGTTAATTCGAGAGAGTTCAAGTTAGCTACATCATCTGAGTCATCTAGTGCTCTGAACATAATCTCACACTCAACATCACCTACTTTAAAAAAGTAAGTCTTTGTTGTTCTCATGTACGTGCCACACACACCTGGCGGAAACCAGTCGTGGAATGTTTTAATCGTTGTATCCTGTAGTTGTCTAGCTGTTTCACGAACAATAGCCGCTCTTGATTTCCGTATGCCTTGCTTGTTAGGTTCTTGCATAGTGGCTCTTCTTATAACCTCAAAGGTAGAAGCTACTGATTTACCAGAGCCTACAGGCCCCATTAATGTCCTCATCTTAGCATCAGACATCATAAACTTTTTGCATACTTTACTTGGTGTATAATCTATATCCATTACGTCTATAGTTCCTCCAATAGAATTATATAATACTGTGTAGGCCCTTTCTTATGCCTAACAATTCTTGTTTTATATGATAACCCGCTTTCTCGTAGAACATAAACTATATCTTCGTACTCAACTAGTGTGTCAACTTTTGCTTCGTTGGTGCTATCAAACTTACTTAGCGTTTTTAATAGCGACAGGTTCTGGTTGTTCGTAGGTTTGTTCTGCGTCGATGACGGTTGTTGGGTGCTCTTGCCCCCCGAGATTAATCGTAATTTTAACTCCTCCACCTGCATCCTCCGTGTTTGTATTGTTGGTTTCTAGCCCACCCCATTTGACAGTAGACTTTATTAAATCGGCTTTAACCGCTGAAGAAGTTTCAGGGCTGTGTATCATAGTCCAACTTGTAGTCAGAAGTTCTTCTGCTTGTGCACGAGCTTTTAGTTTAAAGGTCATACCTTTCTCTACAATCTCAGCTCTGTAAGATTCTACTTTCTTTAAGTAGACCTTATCTTTATTAAATACTACTAAGTCATCAACAGTAATACGGTGCCTAGCTCTAAGCTCATCTAGAGATTCCCCCGAGCCTTCAAGTAGTAATGCTATATCGAAAGCTAATCGGTCAGACCACTTAGTATGTTTTAACGGTAATGTGTCCATGAATTAAAAATAGTGTATCTAAAGGGGGATGTCAAGGTAAGTGCCCAAACTTTACATCTTTGTTTTTTGCCTCTTGTTATGAGAGGTTTACTTATATGGGGGCGGGGGGTTAGCATGTAGTCCAACTACCCACCTCAATGATATATGATTATTTTGGTTATTATTTATTATATTTACCATTTTATTAGCTTGTAAAGTGTTCGGCTTTGTATATTTGTAAAGTTTGCTAAACTTAAACCAAGCGAAATTTATCACGCGTAATCTTTGATAATCTTTAACTTTAGAGGTTGTCCAATGACAATTTATAAAGGTAATGTTTCTGTGATTTTGAATACTTCAAATCAGATTACATTACAGAATGACGTAGATGGTGCGTTTAATTCTGATAATGCTTCTGAGTTGAATGACGAAATGCTGAATCAATGTAAGTTGATGAAGGCAGAATTCCTTTCAGGCGACGGCACAAACGTTGACTTGAAAGGCGACGAACCAACCATTGACAAATGGGCTAGGTACGTTAGAGAGGATGGTACTGAGTGGCGATTAAACGTTGCTAGGTACGGTAAACCAAAACTATGTTTTGTTAGACCCTCTAATTCTACTAAGAAACGTGTTAAGAAATTAGCATGAATCTAACAGAAACTAAGTCCTAGCGATAGGTGCACCTGAGCAAGTGGAAAAAAACTGCTCACTTAAATAATATATGAGGATATAAAATGAAAACTATAAAACAATTAGCAACGATAACAATAATTATTGGAACTGGAATCAATCACTATGGAATATATCCACTTGGACCAATAATATTAACACTAGGAACAATCTTATGGACATGGGCAGCTATGTTA